TCGGCTGCATTTTCCAGAAAACTCCAAAATTCAACGCCGCATATAAACCCTGTTACTATGTTTACAAGTTTCAAATCCCAAAATGGAATTATATATTCTTGCATAACCCATGTCAAAATGACAGCTACTAAAGAAAAAACTAATTTATAAATGGTTCGCCATGCTTTTATGGATTCAAATCTCCATTTCTTTGCTTTCCCTACCTCTTTATATCGGTTATAACTCGCAAGAACACCCGTTATAAAATCAATTCCGATGAAAGCCATTACGCATAAAATCATCGTTTGGAAAGGAGCTATGATCCCTAACATAGCAGCCACACCTCCAGAAATAAGTCTTTCAATACTTGCTGTCATATCATCTTCTATTTATACCAAAAATACAAAAAATTTTCCATTCTTATTCACTATCAGCCGAATAAAATACAGCCGACAAGGAACTTCCTGCATCATACAAAATGTTACCAGATAAATCCCTCATAATGAATTTTTTAATGCGAGGCAACTGAAATATAGGTACAGTTTCATCTCTTTGTGGATAGAAATACAACGAAGGAACAGAAACTACTCCATCCGTATTTTTAACTATCTCCAATAAATCACTCCAAACTATTTTCTCACCTTGCGTCCAATACCTAAAATCCAAATACTTGGTTAAATTCACCTGTATATTTTTACGAACGGTATTTACATCGTAAGCTGAATCAATTTCTATACGGAAATCAACTCCCCCTTGTTCAAAACTGCTTCCTACGTAAAACCATTCTATATTGACTATCTCCGTGCCAATAACATTTCCAGAAAGATTAAGGTCTATAATCGGAAAATAAGGTGCAGCCTGTGTCAATAAATCATTCAATTCTGTTTGAGTAAGTTCTATCCCGTTTTGAGTAACAACTCGTATATAATATTTACCTCCTTCTCCCAAACCAACATTCATAACCCTCAGAATGTTAGGATTGAATTGCTGAAACAACTGCGTCAAATATTCAATAGTTGTTCTACTCAGAATATTATTATTGTTTTTTATACGGGCTCTAAAGGTTTCATCATCCTCAACATCCTGTCCTCCTATTGCATAATATTCATTCGTGCATTCTATATGTCCCTGAGGAACTGGATTAACTTGATTAATGGTATTCGGTTCCACATTAGTATAAGAACCAGCCTGTTCGCTTCTTACTTTTACATAGCCATAATTAGGAGCATACGTTCCATCTGCCTGCAAAACCCCCTGAATCGTAAAATCCTCCTCAACCAGGAAACGAACTCCATTGGTATTTATAAATACAGTTCTATTCGGTCCAGTAGAGGAATAAGTAGTTCCATTCTGTCCATATACCCGAACAAAAGTAGAAGATTGCAAAGGAGTAGTTCTACGAGGACTCACTCCGAAAAGTGCGGCGGCTTTATCTAAATAATCTCCAGAAGCAGTATCAGGAAAAATCTGTGCTTCAATAATCAAAATATCTTTGATTGCCTTTTGCCCTACCTTTGCCACGCCAAAGGCTGTTCCATTCAACACAGAATTCTCGGTAATGTCTGTTACCTTATTTGTCTTATTTATAAATATTTCTATAAATAAGTTCTTAAGATTCTGTATCGTTGTATTTACTTTAGTTATCATAACTGAATTGTGTTTACCAATGATTCATTCGTAACTGAACGTGCCTCTATTTTCATAAAGATATTATCCTCTTTCCTATAAATATCCAATATCTGTACCTCTTTGAATCGGCTATCGTATTGGAACATATTTGAAATCGCCTTAAATATAATAGGATACTGCATAGCATTTACAGTAGAACCAACCATATCATTCGGCAACCCATAATTCGGAAACTCCGGAATGCCTCCTTTTTGAGTTTTCAGTATTGTATCAAACGCCTGTATTAATGCTGCTTGGAATTGAATAGTATCAACATCTCCATCTTTAAATGAAAACTTCTTATTGATATCCTTCCCCATAGATAGACTCAAATAAGAACCGTCCTCTTGTTTTACCAATGCTAAATTATCCACTACATTATCTATCTGACTATTACCTGCGTTATTAATTGGCATCACAAAAAGACCCTTAGAATCAGTAGGTGAATAATCAGTTTCCAAAAATTCATTCTTTTTGGCTATATCCATCCAATCGTCCTGTGGGTTTTCCAACGAGAACGAATTAGCAACCCCCTCAAACGTTTGATATGTCTTTAGAAGCTGGTTTACATTTATGGTAGAACTATATACTCCCAAACGGGAACTCCTTTGCCACCTGGAAGAATTTGCAATGGTCAATAATTTTGCCTGCACATCGCTAAAAACATCCAATAATTCCCAGGAATCCATATTATCGAGCATGTTTTTCTTCAGCTCAAATAACGGTTCTATCTTTTCACATTCTTTCAATAAATAATTTAACTGAGAAAACACGTTGGCCGGATAATCCCCTCCGTTGTAAAAATCAATTATAAGAGGATATTGAATGCTGATAAAATCAATCGCACTTTCAAAAAATGCGGTTATGTTATAACCAGTCACCTCATAGAATCTGTCTAATGCTGCATTCATGTAAGTATATTTGTAACTGATTTAACCACATCATTCACTCCTTTCTGTATAGCTGCGCTCGTTAAGGCGGAAACTAAATTACCTTTGCTTCCATCTTTAGTTTGGCTCAAAGGAGCTAAAATTGTAAGAGTAAGCGAATATCTCCAAATCATATTCTTACCTTGTTGCTGCGAAACTGTTAACCCTCCTTGTGGGACAGTTACTAAATAACTCTCCCCAAATGCCATATTATAAAAATACAACTTAAAAGGTTTTCCAGTAGAATCAAGTCCGTTGCTCTTGGATATTATAGCTTTCAAAATTTTGATTGCACCATATCCATTTTTCACATTCATATCAAACGAAGGGAAAGATAACATCAGTCCCCTTTTAGAAGATTTACCCTCATTGATCTGTGAAAGTTCATATTTTCCAGCCTTTACGCTGTACTTGCTTTTATCTGCCGAATCTGCATAGGCTACTCCGGTATCTAAAAGTATCTTGAAATACCTACCGAAATCCCCTTGTATATTTATTTCTTGAGGAACAAACGAAGGAGAAGTAAGTACCGTTATACCGGACGAAGTTTTCTTTACAGAAGTACGTTTCGGCTCTCTCTTGGTGATTCCTTCTGGCATGACAGGAAACGTAAGATAATCTATAGTTTTATCATTGGAATCTGTCAATTCTATCGCCATAAGATAAGCCTCAAAATCATTAGGGTACAAAGCCGAAAGGGTTGCCTTACCTAATTCAGTAGCAGCACCTATCGCCTTATTCGTTATAAATCCAACCTTTGAAGCCATAATCCCAAATTTTCATACAATATACAAAATAATTTTTAATCCGTAAACAAATCCTCTGCCTTAATTTCATCAAATTTGATACTGGAAATAGGTGTTATCGCCGCTGTTATATTAGTCTTATAGAGTGCAGCACTATCCGGAACTCCTGGGGCACTTGTAGAAGAATTCATCAAAGCTGCTTTCAAAATCATTATATACTGCATAATAGTATCCAACTTTTTTATCGTTGTTTCGGCCAATGCTACAGGTTCCTTCCCCCCGTTTACATTAACTTCTTTATCTGTTTCTATATGAATATTTCCATTGTCAAGGGTTATAATATTTTTATCTCTACGTAATTGTAAAGAATCTTTGTCAGCAAATAATTCAGAAGTAATTTCACTATCAACATCTTTCATTTTAACTGAAAGTTCTTCGTATGCTGTTACATCTACTTTAGAATTAGCCTTTATAGAAATTTCATTATCAGCTTCTATTTCTATCTTACTTTCCTCTCCTCCAACGCAAGATATGAAGATCTTATTAGGTGATTGTCCTGAAATAGAAATACCTAAAGTTCCTTCCTTTGCGCTTCCTGATACGCTTACTATTGTATTTCCATAAGAAACTTCATGAACCATTTCTCCATCTTCACGAACATTATAATTATCTGGTTCACGCAAAGTCCCTATAACTATAGGCTTTGTATTAAAATCATCCGTAACAAAAACAATAGGAGTACCAGTCAACCCATTAAAATCAGGAAATACTACATTATTCAATACTTCTTGGGTTATATAACATTCATTTATAACCCCTCCCCCCTGATCCAACATAATAGAAATACGAGATCTTCGGTAACAAGTTTGAACAAACTCATCCCTGTCAATTCCCATGGGAATATATACATATCCAACCCCAATCTGAGGAGGAGTATTATACTGGCCAAAGCGTGAAACTCCTTTTATGCTCATTGATTTTCTTCAAACATTTTTCTTTTAACAAAAAAGTCAAAAACATCTTTATTAAATCCATAGGTCGCTGTCCCAAAGGAAGTAGCGGATGAATTTTGTCTTGTTTTTATTATATCTTTTCTTACCTTTTCTATATCAACTATGTTAAAATAACATGGTTTACTGGAAGTCAAAGTTCCTTTTTCTTGAGTTATTTTAACTCCCTGAATCTTTCCTCTTGCATCAATTTTTGCCCCTGATGAATCAACATTCAATCCCGTGCTTCCTACTGGAACGTTTTTATAAGGATTAAAAATATAATCCATCAACATCCCTCTTTCAACTGTTATAGTAGTGGTTCTGTCTAAATTATTTCCACCAGCATAATTCTGAGTAACAGCGGTTACATAAAACAATTCATTTGTCGAATTTAGTTTAACAAATGAACCTACTTTTATTCTTCTGTCTCCATTTATGGTAATTGTCCCTTTTCGTGTAAATGGTAAATAACTATAGGACTGCACCAAGAACAAAAGGTCATTCAGTAAAGATTTTGAAAACGTATTGAAATTATCTTCTCCATCTTTACCTTTCAAGCTCTCCATAGAAATATAGACATCGCTTACCACCAATTTTTTATTCCCATATATTTGTGCTATTTCATCATAGAAAATTATAGGAACAAAGGCTAAAGAAGCAAACCCACTATTCGCAATCAAAGCATTTTGAGGATAAACTTGATACCATGAATAATACGTATTATCATAGGAAAGAGAAACAGAAAGTAAATCCTCCTTTTCAATTTCTACATACAAATGTTCATCCTTTACCTGTGTAATAGATTCCATAGAGAACGGAGGTTGCCGTACTATAAAATCAAAAGTATCAATATAAGTATCTCCCCAAAATTCAACGAATGGATATTGGCACAGCCTTTGCATCAGGTCTTGTATTGTGCCGTCCGGATTTGCAAAAGAAGTATCCACTAAAGCACGTTTTTCCAATGCTTTTTCTATGAATACCTTAACTATTTTCCAAATACCGTTATTTCTATCAGAAAGCGAAAACAACCCCTGATCATTCATGGAAATAGAATCCGTTGTTCTGTCCCCATAAGATGAAAATAGATTATTGGAAACTATTCCTAAATTTGCCAACTGGCTAATCACAAAAGCAAATGTTTCATTTATGCGACGAAAATCCCAGCTAAATATATTATCATAATTGCCTGAAACAAAATTCCGTTTAAACCATTGAGAAGTCTTATCTCCACCATAAAACCAATTATCCTGACTCCCTTCGGTATTTTTCAACGGAATAAAATAACTGCCATCCTCTACGATTAGTTTAGTTAAATCACGCCCACTAATTGTCAATAACTTATCATACTCAGAACTATAAGAAGAAATTACATCATCTACCAAACCTATCATATCCCATACCTTAAATTCTCCTTCTGAATTTTCTTCTGGTATATCTTCACTTTGATTCCCGAGCCTGCTGTTTGGTATTATAAGGTTTCCAGAATAAGTATTTTCCAACTCATTCTCTAACTTTAACTTTTCAAAACGTAAAAATACTATATCGTTATACTGTATGTTTTTTTCAAAAAAATCCCAATTCAAATTACCGTCATAATCTTCAGTATTGAAAATATGAGTATAATCATATTTAGTTCCTTCAAAGGCTTCATTCGATAAAATAGGAGGAAGCATTATTGAAAAAGAACCCATCTCCTTTGTCTTGCTGGTGCTGCAATTAATAACAAAAGGAGAAACATCCAATATCTTTTCCAATGCACGGCTATATATCCAAATTCGGACATTCAAATTTCGGTATTTTATCCCCTCTCCCCGCGGAACTGTTTCTGCCGGAACATAACCATCGTTCTCTATTAATTTCTTGTAATTTTCGCTCCAAAAGGCATCGAATCCTTTTTGTTCTAAAAATAAGTTAGCATTAGGAATCTTGGATAAATCAACTACAATATTATTGATATTATAGCGAATATAAGTATTTGGTTTTATATATTTCGGTTCTCCATTGGCAATTTTTAATTCTTCTTTATTATATCTGGAAAGAATAGAATCTTTATTAGTATAAACTGATTCCTTTATTTCAATCCATCGAAGACCTAAAATCTGATCAACAGACAATCCTTCAAATACTTTATTATAATTAGCCAACTGTTCTATCGGCAAATTTTCCGTTCCTGTGTATTTAAAATTTCTTGGGATCATAATTTAAGGAGTTTTAGGTTTTGCTTCGCCATTTAACCATCCAGCAATTTTCATACCTACATACCACGTCAATCTATCCCATCCTGGTAAATCTATTCCTTTTGCTTGAGCTGCTTCTGCTATCTTACCTGCGGTTTCCCAAGATTGAATTTCAGCTGGCATCTTATTAACAATATCATCTACTTTGCCTAACATCTCGTTCATAACCTTAACAATGGGTTCCGCAACCGTTCCTATTTTTTCAAGCATTTGTTTTTGATAGGCTTCATTAGTTTCCATAAAACCTACCATTTTACTCGCTGTATCTAAGTTATAATCTCCGGAAGTGGCTTTTATTTTTTCAAATAAAACATCCATGTTTCCAGTATTGGAAAAATCATTTATATCGTTCTGAGAAAGGTTAGGGAATATAGCTTTAAGAATCATACGATATGATTCTTTATTCCCTGACATACCTTGTATTTGTCTCAAAAAGGATTTCATAAAATCTTGATCCCCACCAGAACGAACCTTTTCAATATCAGCCATCAAATCGCTATACGTGCCATTAGGATTCAATCTCCGTGCAGTACGCAATAATAAAGCATTCGTAACATCATCCGTTGCTATGGATTGTCCTGTGAATGCTTCTTGATATCTCCTCAGTTGTTTGCCCTCTGCTCCTGTGGCCTTTTGTATAGCCATCAAAGCACCGACCAATTCTTTAGAATCAAAACGACCCATAACATCCAGCTGTTTTTGGCTGGTTGAATTATAAGTGTCTACATATTCCTTTAATGTGGCACGAATTTCTTCTATGGGTTTTCCGGCTTGTCGTAAAGATTTTTCTATTGTTCCAACTATTGTAGTAGAACCAACTCCTCCTATACTAAAACGTTGAGAACCTTGTAATTGATTTATACTTCCCTGATCAAGCCCTGTAATGCGTTGCATTGCAAGGACGTTCGCTGTTTCATTACCATAAACACTAAACCCCTTACCTCCGGCGGCACGTATTAAATCGGCCTGTCTGGCGGCAAATTCAGAACCTGTAAGCCCCAAAGAATCAGCATACCCTTTAAAAGAGGCTCGGGAAGTTACTTCATTCAATCCCCTGCCTGTCAATTGGGCTAAACCTAAACTATTTTTTTCAGCTTGAGCTCGTGCTTCTAATCCTTTTCCTATTATTTCAGTTAAACCACTAACAACTCCCCCAATAACAGAAGAAGCTGCTCCCAAAATTGGATTTGATTTCATTAAACCAGACCCCAACGTGGAAAATAAGGAACTAACCACATTCCCAATCGATGTAGGTTTACCAATCACTGAATCTCCTACAGAAGTAGTTACATCTCTCCCTCTTCTCCTCCAAATTTCAGAAGCCTGAACGGTGTCATCATGTTTACTTCTATCTACAGGAACTTTATTTTCATCTGTTTTCGGAGGCCTGGTACTTTCTTTATCCTCTTTAGCAAGAATCTGCTGTAGAATGGTTTTGATATCATCCAAAATCTCCACAGAACCACCCTTATCAAAGTCAAAAGGTTGTGTTACCTGTGAAGTTACTTGTGCCTGTGCCTGAGAAGCAGTACGAGCATCTGTTTGTGTCGGCCGTTCTAAAGAATTTTTCTTCTCGAGTAAACGTATCTGTTTCTCTAAACTATTAATCCCACTCCTCCAAATCTGTTCATTCTCCTTATAGAAACTCAACAACTCCCTTGAAAGTGAGGCTACTGAATTCCTTATATCATTTATAGGAGAGGTATCAGCCGATACTCGTATTCTTTTGTCTTCGCCTGCCATTTTATTATTCTTTTGGTTTTATGCCAAATTCACGTCGGCAACGTTCCACGAAATCTTCCATCGTTTCATCCTCCGGAGGTACGACCACTTTCATAAAGTCGCCCTCATTAGGGCGGTACTCATTTGCTTTTTTACGTTCCTCCTGCAATTCGGCAAACATCATATCTTCTACAAACTCAAAGTATTGGTCTATAAAAGAAGTTTCCCTGTGTTCAGGGGAGCCAAATGCGACTCCGTGTTTTTGTCGCCACCACCTGTCACAAGGAAACTTATTATTCCACCGAACGACATAATCACGTATATCGTCAGCGTTCATAATCCTTTACTTTTTTGGTACAGTAGACAGCATAACTCCCATATCATTAATGAAAGGACGAATCTTTTCCATATAAAGCTCTCTTAACTCGGTGTAGTCCTTTAACCCTAAATCAACAAAATCAACCTTTAAGTCGTTCGTTAATTCAGGGCAAAGCACTTGCATAATGATACGCATTTCCACCATGTAAGTAGCTTCCTGGCTTAAATAATCGCCCTTTAACATTGCTCCATACTGACCGTCGGTGTATCGCTGACGCAATACTTCCATCATCATATACTGACCAACATTAGGAAGAGATATCTTATATTCCTTCCCTTTGAATTCAAATTTTAACTCTGCTTCCATCTTTTCCTGTTTTTTATTGTATTAATTTTCCGCTGTGGAAACGGGTTCACGGTAAACACCGCTAACATTGTATCCTGCGATTCCTTCTGTGGAAAGACTGAATTGTTTAGAAGTAACCAAACATTCCGGGATCATCACGACAGTTTGGCCGTCTAAATTCACTTCAGTAACTATTTTCGCATTGTTCTGAGTACGTATCGTCTTACGATAAATAACTAACGTAAACCCAAAATCACCTAATGATAAAGTATTCAATATTTGTTCAACGCTTGCCGCATTCCGAACCATATCTTGCATCCCCGGAGTACTAAAATCCAAGAAAAACATATCGCAAGAAAATTGATTATCAACAGCGACTGGTGGTAATTCATCAGCGGCTAACGATCCTAATCCACGAACAGTCGCTCTCTGAGTATTCTCTGTAAAGGTTACTGTCCGCACATATCCGCAAGTCTTATTCCCGATAGTAATAAGCGCATTAGGAGCTGTAAAAGTTCTTGGTCCTGCCATTTTTATATATTTTTATTGTTTAATTATCTGTCAACGAATGAGATAGCCCGTAAAGAACAATTTCGTAATTTCATTGTTCACTTGGATTTTATACGTGGTATAATAGTAATCATCCGTCTTGGTCGTTACTACGTCCTTAAATGCGAGGATTAAATTATCCTGAGATATAGTTGCAACCCTGCTCTGAAGATAAGCAATAGTCCAGTTCTGTACGTCTCCAGCCCGAAGCGTATTTGCATTCACACCATTTTCATCGCTGAGCAAATCAATCGAACTGTTTATAACGAGCTCTCTGTTCAGTTGATCTACTATCCGCATAAACTGAATAGAGAAGGACTGTCCTTTGCTATTGAACAAAGATTCATTATCCTGCAACGTATTTACACCCTGCAAAATTACGAAATTTCCGGTATCTGCATTAAAGATAGTAACTAACAATCCTCTCTTTAAGGCTTGTTTCTGTTCATCTTTGCTAAGAATGTGCCGTAATTTGTCTATACCGATAGATTTCTGAGTAATAGGTACATAAGGCGGTTTACCAGCCGTACGACCCACCATGGAAGCGAGATTGTACATAACTCCCCACCAGCGATAACCCGTACCAATCAACTCAGAAGCCATTCCTACTTCACCGTGTACAACCTGTACATAGCAATTATCAAAATTCTGAGCAACGGCTAACGATTCGCTGAATTCATCCTTTGTATTGTATGCACCAACCCAAAGGAAACGTTTGAAACGAGAATCATTATTTATATGCTGCAGAATCTTTTTATTAACCGTACCATAAGCATTAGAACCGAATTGGTCGGTGAATACCATGTTATAGTCGGAATCAGCTACAGCGGAAAGAACCTGATCTAAATAAGTGGTCGTTCCTGCTGTATCATAAGTAATAGTTCCTCCGGTTGCAAGATTTTCTCCTTCTTCGCTCCATGCTCCATAATTTTCTACATCAGCGGCAACAACAGCTCCCGTTCCAGTAACAACCGAAGAGCTGTCAAGAACGAAATAATTATTGAATGCCGCACTTGTATTTGCCCAATCCAATAAAGTTTGAATATTATCAAACTCGGGAGATTCAGCATAAAGGATCGGCTGAGAATTTAGAGCGGTTACTCCATCAAAAGGAAGATTATCTCCCTCATAAAGCCCTGTAAACGTACCTCCCCAAATCTGTAGAATGAATTTGGCCGGATCTTCTACTCCGGGAACAATGATAAAGCCATAACCAGAAGAAAGATTCGTTCCAGTTACTACACCATTAGCTCCAGTTCCCTCATCCTTACATTTTACCTTAAACGTACCACCATTCGCTCCTCCACCTGTAGCCGTAAACGTCATAACAGGTGCAGTAGTTTTAGCCGCACGCACAAAATAAATTTCGGAAATACCTACTGCATCGGCATTATTGGGATCAGGGTAAAACAACGGATCAGCAAGTTTATAGAACCCTCCTCCCTTTATGAATTTCTTAAAATCATCAATGTTCGTAAAAGTGTAAACAGCTTCAGCTCCCGAAGCTGTTTCTCCAGCAATACCAGCACCACCGCCGAAATAGACGGTATTCACGTTATCCAATTTAGCATTGGAAAGGACTCCGGTGTCAATAACCAATACCTTTCCATAATCTAAATTACGAGCTGGATTTCTTTCTCCGGAAACAATGTTAGAATATGCTCCGGGTAAAGTTACTTGTCTATTATCAAAATATACAGTCGTCGCCATAATATCAATTATTTATTTTACCAAATATACAAAATTTTCTTATCTCTACAAACTTTAAATTCCATTTATTATTCCATGATTCCTGGCTCATATTGGAATTTTATGAAATGAGCAAGGTCTTCCGTGTTTATAGGAGGAACATAATTTTCACTTGAAAAATTAAGATTTATTGCTCTCATAAACAATGGAATAGGAAAAATATTTGACTCCGCAACCACTTCTTCCAGGCCAAATGAAATTCTTGTGAACTCTTTATTCAGGGTTTCCCATGCTGCCAAATACAAAGAATACAAGACTTCAGAAAGCAGTATTGATTCCAAAAAGTTTTCAGATACACATAATATCGTAAAGCTGAATTGTTTAGTATCACGGTACTCCCCTAAATCATCTCCGATACCCATATACGGTTCAACATATCCCCCAATAGCGGCATCCTGATTAGGAATCCTTCTCGGTTCACGAACTACATACAAAGGAACATTCATACGGTCACGGGGGAATTCCATACTAACCCCTATCTTTCTTGAACTTTCAGCATTACGTCCATATATTCCTTTTGCTTGCTTGAAAAAATTGAAACTACCATCCTCAGAATCGCCCAAAACCTTATATAAAAAAGTCTCTTCATCTGAAGTTGCATTCTTCAAATCATTAGCGACCCAATCCAAAAGCCCCAATGTTATTTCCTTTATACGTGCTATCTGCATCATGATATATTCTTTAAGAAATCGTTTATAGTCCTTTCAGCGACATTACTTATGTCAGCTCTAACCAATGCTTTATCCATCAATTTAAGTGCTGTCATTCCTCCGTAAATCCAGCTATTGGAAGCCGATTTATCGCTCACCCTGCGGAACGTAAAATATCCTCCTCTATTTTCCTTTTTTGTAGAAGAAACATTCACCCTCACCAGCCCCTCATATTTAGCTGATTTATGCTGGTACTCTGGCATTACAATCCCATTCAAAACAACTCCAGGCCTTACTCCTAACTTTTGATATTGCTCTGGTAAATCACTCCTTTTTAAAGCGCGGGGGGATTTGGCTTTAGCTGCCTGCTCTACTTCTTTAGGTAAAACAGAAGCAAATACCGAAGATTCAGCCAAAGCCCCAGAAGTAGCATGACGAAAAGGAATGGTTAAATACCATCCGCCTCCTACTTTCTTTTTTGCTTTTGGTGATTTTGCAAAAAATGGTTTCTGGTCAAAAGGCGGTGAACCGTCTTCCAACATCTTAACCAGAGGGCTATCTTGGTAGGAAAGCACAAACTCCGCTTCTGTAGGAGATTTTCTCACAACGACCATCGCCCTTTTGTAAAGTTGCCGAGTAGAATGCAGATTATTTTCTACCTCTTTATTCCAAACCGAAGTATATTCGGCCACAATATTATCTATAATAGATTCTCCGAGGGCTTGACTTTGTCCAGCCGTCAAGGTGAATTCATCCACCACTTCAGAAATATCTATATTAATAGGTAACATTTGGGTTTGAATTTATACCTGTTCCGTCAAAATTAGGTCGGTTTGCAACAATCAAATGACTTCTTCTTGCGATAGCATTAATAGGTAACTGAATAACTTCATACCTACCTGATTTATCTCTCCTCATAGAAGCCCTTATTTCATGAGGGAAATCCAATACATGATATTCTACCTTATGTTTGTATGCGATAGAGATAGTATTATTTACACCTATTTGATCTGGATCAATTATTATTACATACGGATTTGTATCACTCACAGAATAAGAACCTTTTGGAAGAACTTTTAGGGGTAAGGTTGCGCCTTGAAAAGACCATATCCCTAATATTTCCTGTACTGCATACATGGTGAAAATAAACATAGTCCCATCCTGAGCAGTACGTATCTCTAAATTCTCTGAATACTGTGCAAATTGATCGCTTAATGTTATGCGATCAAAATATCCTAAATGTTCTTTATCTCTGTCTCTCACCGTAACGGAAACCGTTCCGACAAGTTCCATAGACCAACTTTTATATTGATTAGTAGCATTCAGGCCAATCAATAAAGCCTGTGATTTGTATGGGTTTATATAAAAATATCCAGTACCTAAACAGTTTTCACAATTAGGTAATGGATGATCTCCCGTGCTACACGGGCAACGAATAGCTCTTTCAAATATAGCATTATAGGCATGTCCCCAAACAGCATTATCAAACTCATCCGGCCTGAATGCTACTTGTGCATAACCCTGAGCGGGTTGTGGGGTTGCAACCAAAATACTTTTTTCATCTGCCATTAGAATACGACAAATTTAGGCTCGTCATAAACGAGCTTTAATCTTTTCACACTTTCTTTTATCTGATTTTGATACAAAATAATTCTCGCACCATAACCCGAATTAGTGGCCGAAGCTGTAGAGCCTATTGATTGGCTCAGGCCGTCCACACTCAACGACTGACTTGCAATACCAGCTCCCAAAATAAGGTCTCCAGCTATACCCAAAGGTCCAAACGAAGCAACCATTCCAACGATATTTATTAAATCCATTGGAAGATTTTCAATATCAAAACCCGTTATGTACTGCATATTCCAGTAATCAGGAATATTATCAAACCTTTGAATCCCTAATTGTGCCGTTATACCTGTGAGAATAATATCGGCGTTTGCCTTTGCTGTAGAAGCCCCGTTTGGAACTACCGATATACGGCGCATGAATTGACCATAATTAGTCAATTGATTCGTGAGCCATTGTTGGGGGTAAACTGTTTGTTCCATCTTATTGAGCATCCCTATCAACGACATAGGCTTATTCACAGGGAAATTCGTACTCAATATAGGGAAGATTTGGAAATAGTCCTTCCTATTAAAAGCAAGGGTTTCCGTTTCTATCAACTGCTTCTGGAAACGTAAATTGAAATAATTTTCAATCTCCCGTTGAGCCGCTTCTATATAGAAATCCAAATTTTCATCTGCAAACGAAGTTCCGTCATTTGCCGTGATATTAATACCATACAGATAATTAGAGAATAGTTCTGCCGAGGACAGAACTATTCCCGAATTTTTCTTGTATTTTATAGAAAGAACAATGCTTCCCATTTTTTATCTGGTAAGTAAAAATTCTATCAAATCAGCTTTTTTAGGATAAGGAGCAATGTCTTCATCAGTCAGATTATAATCCTTTCCCTTTGCGAGTTCTTTGAGCTGTTTCACGGTTAAACCATTCATAGCAGCACGTAACTCCTCTTTAGCATCAGTATTTTCATCTCCATCAATTACTTCCTTTTTCTCACCCTCAGGAATCGGAGCATCTCCTCCTTCATTTTTCTCAAGATTTTCATCTCCCGTTGTATGTGTAGCTTCCTCATAAGCCTTTTTCCAGGCCTCGTTATCAGCTTTTAATTTATCTCTTTCAAGTTCAACGGCTGCAAGTTTGTCAGTAAGGCGATTTACTTCCTGTACCAATTCAATCTCTCTTTCACTTGCTTCCTCAGCCGCTACTCTTTTGGCTTCAGCATTAGCTCCCACACTTTTATCTCCTTCTAAAAAGATATTGGGAAAACCACTTGCTAAAATTTCTTCAGCCTGTTCATCGCTTACTTGGGCTTTTTCTCCTTTGAACTCAACGAAGAATTTTCCAAAATTCAACTTTTGATTTCTGTAAACTTTGCTTAATAAAACTTTCATAACTTTTCCTTTTTTGAATTAATAAAAAAGGGAGAGGGGAAATATTGCATGAAAACCCCTCCCCCTCAAAACTTGTCTACGACCTGTTAAACAGCTCCGGTGGAGGCTTTCAGGTTGTAGATACGGGCAATTTTTCCGGGCTGGTATAATACCGGAGTACCATAGTTAAGTATAGCGAAACGACGAGCAGGAGACGTGATTGCGAAGTCCATTTTCATCGTATCGGCAAACTGCAGATACTCATTGATATCCGAAGAATTGTAATATACCAAAGCGGATTTAGTGCCAGCGATTATACGGTTGCGGTCACGAACCAATCCAGCAGCACCACCGTCATAACCTGCAGCCAATTCCGAAGTAGAAACTTCAAAAATAGGATAAAGGTCGGTCGTTGCTAAATTAGCAGGGTTCACCTTGGAACGGTAAATCACGAAACACGTTGCGGGATACGGATCGTCAGTAGCAGCCGTGAATTTGAGGTTTACAGCCTGAGTAGCAGTTACAGCCTGTGCTGCGGACGAATTCAGAACAACCGGAGCAGATTCTCCATATTTGTTCTTAGCCGTTACAGCATAGAAGTAAGTACCTGCGTGAGTTCCGAATTTAGTCTTCGTGTCAGTTACTACAGCCACCGGGGTAGTTCCATCAGCTACCGGAGCTTTCGGAGCTTTTGCGAACGATTTCTGTGCCGTGGATTTGATCGGACGACGTTCGTCAAAGAATTTGTCATTCTTCACAGCTACCTGTCCGAACTGAGTAGTGATCGTATTCACCGACTGACCCATAGTGGCTCCTGTTACACCATTAGGATAACCAACAATCACACGTTTCGATTCGTGGAACTGTTTTACGTACTGATTGAATACAGCAGGGTTAGACATGATACGGTCAATCTCACCGTTACGGTCGTTGACAACAGCCTGAGAAGCATCTTCAATCATAGAATCTGTCAACACTTCTCCATCTGCGTTGATCATGGAAACATCTCCAAAGTAATCATCCAGCATTTGTTCAGTGGTCTTACCAGCAATATCTCCATAAATCTGATTAATACCGTTAAGGTGCTGTTTGAATACACCATCAAAGGCAGTAGGAATCTTGCTGCGATCAGCATCTACCAGACGACGGTCAAGTATGGTCTGAAGCAGAATGGTTTTGTTCTCAACTTCCTTCGTGTACATGTTCATACCACCAGCCAAACGAGCCAGCATAGCGGGGTGTGTAACCTGACCGACAACACCCGTAAAGGCGGTGATGATCGAATTACGACGGTACAGAGAATCGGTTTCGGTAGGAGTTTCTCCTTCGTTGTTGAAGATACCTACTTCCATACCGTATTTATCCAGCTGGTTGAACTGGTGTACGGTATTGTCGATTTTCTGGGTCGGCATTTCAAGCAAGAACACCAACTGGTTCAGGCGGTTTTCCAATACTTTCAGAACGGCATCAAGGGATTCAACCTTTAAACCTCCTCCGGTATTTAAAACTCCGTCATACTGCATACCGGTCAGCAGTCCGGCTTCCATTGCTTTTATGATATCCTGACCGGACTGACCGATAAATTCTGCACCCTGTCCGACAGCTTCTGAATAGTTAAATAAATCTTCCATCTTGTTTTCTATCTTAAATAAAATTAATCAGTTAAACGAATACCGTGTTCATTGAACAAATGGTATGCAACAGATTTTCCGATATAGGAACCATCTGCATAAGGATCGGTAAGATAAGCCATAGCGTCAGCCTGGAGGCTCTTCTTGATTCCTTCATCTTTGCATCCGCTGATACTCTTTGCTATTGCTTCACGTACAGCATTACGGTCTTTTGTTACACTCAAAACGAGTTTTCCAGCGTCATCTTTTTCAAAGTTCATAGACTTTTCCAAAGTGGCAACACGGCCTAAAGCCTCAGATTTGAATTCGGGGGCTTTGTTTTTGGTACTTTCCATGAAAGATTTGAAAAGGTCTTTCATTTCGCCGAAACTGTCTGTGATAGTTTCCAAACTCTTCTTAACAGTTTCAAGTTCCTTTTTCATTTCGGACTTTTCCATATCCTCTTCGGCCTCTTCTGCTTTGGCACAGTCTTTGCCTTTCTTGAGTTTATCTTTTTTGGCTTTTAACGCCTTGTCCTTTTCCTCTTCCTTTTCTTTTTCTTCACCCGATTCGAATCCTTCATCGTATTCATCTTCCTCGGTATGTTTCATTTGTTCAGCAGCTTCTTCGGCCGCCTTGTCGTCTTTCTCGTCAAATTCAGCCTTTGCGACTTTTTTACGAGACTTCTCCAACTTAATACCACCTTTTTCTATTTGTTCGGCAATATAAGCAGGCGAAAATCCAGCGTTAAGCATAGATTTTACCAATTTATTGTCTTCGATTCCTTCCATTTTCTTAAAAATTTTTATTTGTACTAAATTAATAAATATTTTTCAATCAACAAAATATTTTTCACAATTTTTTCAAAAAATCTTTGAAAACTTTTTCAGATAGATTTCCCTCTCTATAATTTTTCAAAATTGTCTCTTCTTCCTTTGTTTTTGGCTTACGAAAAACGGACATCTTAAAATTGCGATCAACCACTACCACATTACCATTCTCATCTTCATACTCTATTAAAATAGGAGAAGTATTGAAATCCTTTTCAGTTTCGAATTGATAATCCACAAAATCTTTACTTTGCACACCTTTCACCAAATCCAGATATGAATTACTGTTTACCGGGTTCATTGTGAGAGCTACATTTGTAATTAGTGCCTTTTTAATCTTTTTAGGATTGTTCTTATCTCTCTCTATTACCTTTCCCTCAATAGACATTCCGGGTTTACGGCTGGAACCAGATTCTTTCATTTCCAAACACTTGTCCCAAAAAGCTCGAGCCTCAGGTGATTTCTTCCATAATTTACCCTTAACCCAAAATTTATTATTGGTTACTTTTGCATCCAAAGGCTCTCCGACCCAATAACGAGATTTCTGGCTGTCTGCTCGGGTTGTAAGATGATCCAAATTGAACAAACCGCTTTTCTTGAAATAACTTATATCAAAACCGGACGGCTCCATTACTTCACCATCTGCATCGGTTGAAGAATCTGAAGCAATTCCTTCGAAAATCATGTTTTCGTAACGGCGTTCATCATCTTTTTCAAATTTTTTAGCCTTTTCAATATTAGCAGGATCAATCCCTATGAAAAAATTAAATTTATTTTCCATAATTCAATCAAATTGATTTTTCTTTTAAAGTTAGCCCCTGTGTGCCAAGCCCAGTTCCGAGGAATATGGAAGCCCTACCGACGTCTTCTGTAGTAAAAGCAATTGTTATCGCGGTAAATAGGCAAGCATAAGCTATCATCCGCTTACTGCAATATTTTCCATTTTTGTTTTTAAAGAAATCTTTCATTTCTTACGTATTAACACTATTCATCAGGATTTGATTATCCCGTTTTTCACATCGTTCAAAATATTCCTGTTCAGTTATAACTTTCCAGGATTTTGAAAAATCATAGTTTAAAGGAAAATATATTTCTTTTACAGCGGTAAAATTTATTATATCTTCATCTTCTACTGGTGTCAGATAGAATCCTTCATTTGCCACTACGCATTGAAATTCTTCTGTTTTCTGTATTGTGACGTTTTCCATTACGCTAATCCGTAGTTTTTATTCGTGAATATGGCTTTATCCTCATCGGAAAGTTTTGCAAGATTGGCAGCCCCAAAGGAAAACGTTACAAGAGTGTTACCGGTATTATCCCCCAAAGCTGTCCCGAAAGCAACTAAATTTTCTCTCGAAAACCATCCCAGACTAAAGCTAAGAATTCCTCCGGAAATGGCTGGAATAAATCCATCGGAACACCCTATACTCCGTAATCCTCTCATATTGGTAAAAGAAGCGTTTAGAGTAGTAACCCCTGTCCTCTTAAAAAACAAAGAGGGTACATAGCTCACATTAAACGCGGAAGCTCCAGGGGTAGTAGTAAGAGTTACCGGAGAATCGAAGCCTGAATTACTAAACGCCGATTCTCTTATAACCGTTCCTTCTGCGATTTGAAATCCTTTTAGCTTTGGGCAAAAGGAAAAAGCAGAGGTATTGATTGTCTTATAATCAGTTCCATTCTTAAACCAAACTAACCTCGGACAGTTAGTCGCAAAATTAGCGATAATCTGTATCTTCGGGTTAATAGGAGGTTTGGAAAATTCAATATTCTCAATCGCCGGCATATATTGAAAGGCAGGGCTTCCACAAGATAATAAAGGAATATCCAGCTTAAAAGAAACTAAAGTCTGATTAGAAGTAAATAAACTGGTTCCTCCCAATAAAATATCCGACGAAAGAATATAATTGAAATCCCCACCAATAATCCATAACAATCCGGTTCCTAATATATTCCCTGAAAAATCCCTCAAAAGGCATCTTTGCTGGGCTGTAATATCAGTAGTGGCCTTTGGTCGTAGGGTTGCCGCCCAGCGCATTTTATAACCCATTCCGGAATCTATGTCGCCTGCTCCAGTAAAAGAATACGGAGCGGTAGCCGGATTTGTAACGGTAGGAGCATCCGAGGTCACATATAGCATTCCCGCCGGAGGATTAAGAACGGAAATTCCGCTCTCAGAATCATCCATAAGATACACGGAAGCATAATAATCAGGATTCTGAGAAAGAATCCCATCATAAATAGCCTGCATATCCGGCCATCCACTCGGAGGAACCCACCCATCAGCAGTAACAGGAGGAACATTTACACTCACATTTACCTTTGAAAGGGCATCAAATCCACCATCTGGAACTACAGATGTTTCTCCATTTTCAACTATAGAAATGGTTTTCTCCTGATACGCAGGTTGAGGAGTAGCCCCTCCTTTGCCCGGTTTATATCCTATAGAAATACCATTCATAATTAATAAGCTATTGAAAATGAAGAAACCGAAGTTCCATCCACAATTATTTTAGTAACACGATATGGCAAAGCACAGCCAAGGTAAGCATTTACCTCCGCTTCCGAAATAGTATAGTATTCATCTCCTTGCTGTGCCTGTAATTGAACCTTTATCGTTCCAGCGGCCAAAGGTATCACATAGAAATACGGGCTCTTCATAGGAGGATTTACAGGTACTTTATCCAGCGTAACGTCTTCCGCTGGCAATGAAGCGTAATTATACGCTCTTCCGATAGACGGGGTAACGGGGAAACCGTTTGCTTCAACCTGTATTACCGGACTGGCTGCTCCATATTTTGGTAAGAAATTATTGCTCATCTCTTTATTCTTTATTAATTTGTTCTAAATCTTCTTTAAAATCTTTAAGGGCACGTAAATGTTCCTCTTCGTCCTTTAATATTTCCATAGACATAAGATACGTCGTAGGATCTTTTTCTTTGGAAATATCGCATAATTCTTTGTATCGCTTAATAGCCGCTTCTTCAGATTTGATATTTTCATCTATCAAAGTAGGAACATCATAATCGGCTTTGGGTGGATAAAATTTACTATCGGCCAAAGCTATCCATTTTTCCGGAGAATCAACTTTCTCTATGTCTCCACCTAACTCACTTACACGCTGTAATAACTTAACTGTATGATCATTCAATTCATCGGCTGCCTGTTCTATGAAAGTATTTTCAAGGCTTTTACGCTGTCTTCCTTTCATAAAATTAGTAACAATGAAATATTGATACCATGCAAGTAATTCCTCGGCTATTGCCTTATAAAGTATTTCTAAAATGTGGTCTTCTTCTTTAGACTTGGTAAAGAATTCGTCTTTAGGAAATTCATACTTTTTCTTTACAAGGTTATAAAGTTTCTTAGAATATTCAACATCAACTCTTTTTTTAGCCTTTTTAAATCCTTCCTCATCAAAGAATCCAGATTCTTTATCCCAGTGAGTTGCCGTTGCTTTATTTCCTTCTCTATTCACGGTTACTTTTTCTCCGGCAGCGGCATCCTTCCCCATTTGTTCGGATCTTTTAGGGTCTGAATATTCTTTCCGTTCCTTTTCAATCTCCTCTTCCCAATCCTTTATTAATTTCTGGAAAGAAGGATCATCCCCCATAATATCTTTAACATAATCAAAAGTTTCCCCATCAACAACTTTACCTTTTTCTTCAACCCTTTTCCATCCACTTGTTTCCTTGCGATATACCCCGTCTTTTCTGGTACGTTCTTCTCCAACTTTAGCCCATTTTCCCTTATGAATAACATCTAAATTCTTTTCCTCTCCATCCAAACTTTCTTTTGCTAAAGCTGCTCCCTGTCCTCCCATAGAAACAGCTTTCTCCTCTCCTTCTTTTCCTTTAGTAATAGAATATGAAGAATGGCTGGAACCGCTTATCCCATCAAAATGACGTTCGCCGCTTTCTTGATAATTAACTCCCTTTTCTGTATCTTCTTTTCCATTTACCCAATCCTCAGGTAAGTGTTCCTCCCATCCTTTTTCTTTGGCACGGCGTAAAAGGTATTTCTTTACAGCAGCAGGATTCTTCGCTCTACCAATTGAACGTACAGCATCTTTAAAATCTTGCAAAGAAACAGTAGGAAAACTTCCATCCGGCATCGCTTCCCCTTTATCTGCTAATTTTTCACGTTCTTTATTGCTGAAATAATGCTTGTTTGCGGCCTTTTCCAATTCATCCTTTTTATGAGCCTTTTTAAGGAATTCATCAAAAACTTCCTGAGAAATTAAGCCATCAGCAAAAGCCTTCAGAACAATAGCCTGTTCTTTTTTCTCCTTCCTCCACGGACAAATTATTTTATTCACATTAGAAAGCATATCTTCATACTCCCAATGATAATCATCCATTTCTTCCAGTTTAACCCACTTCTTATTACTGTGTTCTCTTGAATCGAGAGTAATGGGGTAATTATAATACTCATCAAATTGCAACCAAATTTCAAAATATTCTATTTCTATACCGTCTTTCTTATAAGAACCTACCTTTACAAGGTCATTCTCAGAAAAATCCAACCCTGTTTCTTCTCTCAATTCACGCCGAGCAGCTTCTTTAAAACTTTCCCCTACATCAACATGTCCTCCGGGAATACACCATCCTTCTTTAGAATAATCATTCTTAACTCTTTCAAGTATAAGAACTTCTCCAAAAGGATTCCGTACTATAATATCGGCATATTTGATACCTCCCTGTTTTGCTTTTAAGATATCAAAATAAACCGACTTCGTTATTTCACCCTTTTCGTAAGATTTCTTAAACAGGTGCATAGATTTTATCACCTGTATGTCTTCAGAAATTTCATCGTCCTTTTCTAACTTCGCCATTGCTTTCTGTATGGAAGTACGGCGGTTACATAAAGAACTAACTTTAGCCTTGTGTGTGGTGATAAAGCTATCATAGCTTTTTAATAACTCCTGCTTTTTATCATCTTCCATTTCATCCAAGAAATCAATCTTAGATTTTTCGATCATAAATTCATCCGAACATGCTGTAGCAGACTTATCTATATCGTCCATTTCAGCCAAATACTCACGATATTCATTGAGCTTTTCTTTAGCTGAACTTATTCCTAAAATCTTATCTAAAATTCCCATTTTGTTTTCTATATTTTCCGTTAAATATACAAATTTTTATTCAAATAAACAATAAAACAAATTAAACTTCAAAATGACGATCTCCAACATCAATCCTAACCTTTGAAGTACGCTGTATTCGTTCCTCCGGTTTAACTTTAGGGGCTCTGAATCTTCCTTCTTGTTCATCCCATACCCATCCTTGTGGAAGAAACTTGATCTCACAACGACAAAAAGGATGCACAGTTGATTCAGTAGGCTTCCAATCCGCTACTTTCTTTCCTATATTCGTTCCATTTGCACGGAGCTCGCTCAACTTAAATACTTTTGGACGGCTACCTATACCTCCCGTCAAATAAAGACGAATACAGTGACGGCATGCTCCAGGATAGACTTCCTTATATACCAAAGCATCCACACCATGTTCTTCCTCTATGGTCTGTGCGTTTCCGAGATTATATATATTCTGTAACTCAGTCTCAACAATTCTTCCCCAATCACGCTGCCAATCATTTAATCGACCTGCAATATCGGAAGTAATTTTTTGTACGGCCTTGCGTTCCAATACAGCGGAAGTCAGTTCCTCTTTTATTACTTTTAAACTTTCTGCTTCTCTTCTCTTTGTAGCAAGTTCCAGTTCTGCCTCACTTATAAAGTTAGTGGTCATTTCCTTCATACGTGTCCCCAATCCTTTTATATAAGAATAGGAGCGGTTTGCCACTATTTTATATTCTTCGATTTCCCGCTGTGTAGGTGTACGGTATTGATTTCTTTCAAGATAAGAAACAAAATCCTTGTAACTAATTGTGCCTATTTGATTAGGTGTCAAAATAGGAACAAGCCTACCAAATAAATAGGCTTGTTGTGCTGGTGGAAAGTTTATCACTAAACTATCCAAATTAACCTTATACTTTTTCAATAATTCCTTATCCGCATCGGTCAACATTTCTTTGCCTAAAATATAAGCAACAAGGACACAACCTTGGAAGTCTATGTCCTCTAAAATTAAGCTGACTTGTTCTGGCGTAAAAAGCATATCAAGGCACTATTTCCATTTCACTCATTTTTGAACTTTACCATCTTCTTGACCATACTTTCAAAAGTAGCATTGAGGGTCTTACTGAATAAACGTTTGGCAATATCTTCGTAACCGTTCACTATTTTAGGGTAACGAACAGGGTCTTTTACTGTAGGGTGCTTTTTGTCCTGCAGAACAGGTCGTTTCATAACGATCTTTATTCCCCCGTATGTAATTTCCTTTGCCATGAGTTTTTATTTCTTCCCCCAATGACTTCCAATGTATTCCATAGCTGTGTGAAGAATAGGATTAGCAGCATACGATTTTTCGGCTTGCTGTTCCTCCGTTAATTCTTCTTCAGCATATTCTTCTTCAGGGGTTTGTTCATCTGTAAAGTTCATATCCTCTTCTCCTGTGTATTCATCAACAGTATCATTCATACCTCCCCCATACATCTTTTGTGCTTGGGCTTGCTGGAAAACACTATTGAGGATAGTATCTTTATTTTCATTAAACGGACGGCCGGAATACTTCTCGAATATATCCTGCATTGCCACCATTCCAGATTCCAACTTAATTTTATCAAGTTCCACCTGAGAACGTTCATCTTGAATTTCTATACCTGTAAAAGCAAATTCAAGATCACTATCTATTTCCTCAACTATGTACTTATTAATAACATTCTGTAGGAAAACCAACAACGGAGTCAATCCCTTTTCACGAGAATGAGCAAGGCGTTCACGCTGCCCATCTTGCCCGAATATACGTGCAGCTCCCTCAAAATTGAATCCTAACTCGCTCGGGTCAATACGATAAACAGAACATACCATAATGATTAAGAACTTAACCCATTCGTTAAATTCCATATCTCTATTGGTATGCTGTAAATCTATCCATTCCAGATCAATACCCTGTAGAACGGGAACACGATGGCTGTTCTGAACCCCCATCATTGTTTGTGTCCAAATCTGACGGAAATTGTTCAGTACGTTGTTATCAATGTTACTATTTTTTACGTTTATAAATCCTTTCGGCTGAGAACCCTGTTTAAAGAAGTTTCCGTTATACTGCATCCCCCATAACACCCACGTTATAATTTCAACGAGGGTCTCCAGTTCAGAAGTACCGTAACCGTTCTTATATATATTTGTTCCCTTATTTCTAACTCCAAAGCCTAATTGCCACGGATAGAAAAAAGTATATTCACCTGTTCTGGGGTCACGGAAAATATTACCATCCCATATCATAGCATACATAGGATAGTATCCTTTGAATTTATAGGGTTCAAATCTTTCCCTGAACTTCGGATCAACAGCATCCAAATACCTCACCAAAGAGGCATCTATGGCTTTAAACTTATCCAATTCAAATCGGTCATTGCGCACCAATTCAAAAGCAAGCTGATCCAAAGTAAGACTATCACGCAATATTTTACGAACAAAATCCTGGAACGTGTCTACATTATCCCATTTGCGGGTATTTCCACCATGTTCCAAAAAGTAAACTATATACTCTGCTATTTTCTTTTCTTCAGGGCTGAGTTCTGCATTTGCATCCTCAAATAAAGACTTCTTTCGGCGTATAGTGAATCCCTCTTTTTGTTCGTCTGTACTGAATTTTAAGAAGTTTTGAACTTGTTCAATTCTGGTATTGACTACTGCCTTTACAATAAAAACTTCCCCCATTCTCTGAAGGACTGTAAAAGGCAAGCCGTTAAAAACCTCCTTAAATCCACGACCACTATTTGAAAAACCATTAGGATCAAAGAAAAACGCTTTCATCTTTCCTTGTTCTATCTCCTTATTGGCTTTTTCTAAAACATATTGAGCACGTAGAACTTCTTCTACATTGGTAGAAGCAAGTGATTTTCCTAATTTAGCTTGGAGAACCTGCGGAAGAGTTTGCTGTAACAGAGAAAGTTCCTCAATAGGAAGTGCGTCAACCCCCTTAATGATATCAGTCATCGAGGGGGTTGCAACACGTTCAATCTTGTTCTTCCTGGCCTTTGACATAACAAGCAGATTAAGCGGTTATGCTGATAGCAAGCGTTTTCTGAATAGCTGGATAATCCTTAGAAACAATCGTAACCGATCCGCTGATCGCACCTGTTACTCCGGTTGCATTTACCGTAACTGTTTTATTAGAAGGGGTAATTTCTACACCAGCAATCGTTCCAGCTACTTCAAATCCCTGAGGAAGATAAGCATCATCCGGAGTAGGATCAATAGTTACTTCAACAGGTGTATCTTTAGCAGCCATAGCAATCGTCACTTCAGCAGGAGTGAGGGCTATGCTGTCCAAAGGAATAACCAGAGAACCATTGGCCACCAGATTTATCATCTTATTGTTTCCACCCTGTACCATTTTATCAAGAGTCAAGCCTTTTTCCTGTGCGAACTGAATCAGAAAAGATTCAGAAGTAGGCTCTACATTGAAATTGAAACCTAACTCAACCAACTCTTTAGAAGCCGAGGGGGTTTGAGTAATGAAACAATTATCCTGAGTTCCTGTATTGTCGGTTAATAATTCACCGTATATAGTGGTATCACCTGTCTTTCTGAAAATGTAAACTACCATCTTTTTAATTTATAAAATTAATATATTATATGAATTCTTTTTTGAAATCATTCATTATAGTTGATCCATATTCTCCACGCCATGTATCACCATCAGAATATTTCTTATAAAAATTAGAATTTTTCAATTCTCTGGAAGTTAATCCTAAATCTCTACCTAATGAAGAATAAACCAATTTACTAATAAAATCATCTACATCATCAGAATGATTTAATTTTCCCATTACATTTTCTTCTTTCCTCTCAAAAAGATCTTTTCTATAAGGGGAAGGTCCAGATTCTTTTTTAACTTGGCCTCTATGGTCTATTCCTTGAGGTTCTTTATATTTCTCCATCAGCTCTTTCAAATACCCTCTATCTCGAGTTTTAGAGAGTTTAATAGCTTCTTGAGCAGTAATAGTTCTTGTAAATTGTTTTCCGTCAGAAAAATGAACATTCAATTTAGATTGATTGCCATTATTATAAACATCAAAATGTTTTATAGTAGATTCCTTTTGCTGTTCTTTCCCCTCTTCACCATCGGCATGTCCTTCTCTCTTCTTATAAGGCATTCCTACACGGTGCAACCGACGATTAGTAGGGTTATCAGCATAGCGTCCGGTACGCTGGGCTTTATCAAACCATTCTACAAGAGGCTCCCTATAAAATAATAAAGACTTGGTAAGATCATCATTTACAACGATTTGTCTTTTCAAGTCATGTAATTCAACAGCTTTTTCCAGCCGTTCTTCATCATCCAGTTCTCCAGATTTTGATTTAGCAATAAAATCGGTTTGGAACGCTTTAACTACATCAGCCGTAAATATTTCATACCCATATAGTTTAGCTTCCTGCAAAAACTCCTTACGAGTCTTCTCTCCTTGATTTATATAATTCATTTTTTAAAAAGGTCTAATTTTATGCTAATATACAAAAATTTCTTTAAACAAAATAATTTTTCAATTATTTTCTGCCTGTTCTCTTTCCCTCCATAATTTAAGTTCCTGAATACGGCGTTCACGCTGTATTAGGGTGAGGCTTCCTTCCTCCGCTCGGAACTTATCCCATGCTTCTTGTAATGGAGTTTTTTCTATTTCTGGCAATGGTCGGCCACGTTGTTCTAAGAAATCAAACATCTGTGACCAATAATCATCATCCTTTTTACGTTCCTCATTTCTTGCCTTTGCCATTTTGTCATAATCAGCTTTTTTAGTTTCCAATTTACGGAACTCCTCTTTGGTATTTCTACAAACATCCCTGAATATAACTTCCTTTACTTCAAACAGTTTTTTCAAATGTTCATATTTAAAGTAAGAATACACCAGCCCGTCAGTATTGTAATAATAATCCATCATCTGGAAATAGGCATCTTCGTACTCCTTTTTAGCAGTTAAATATTCTTTGGAATGTTTCATTGCTTCTTCCCTTTTTTCTTGTTCTTGAGGAGTAATTTGGGTCTTTTTCAAAGGTAGATTATTATTTCTGACCCATTTGTATTCCTTGGTACGTTTATCTCGTACTCTTCTCAATCCCTCTTCTCTCAAGATATTTTCTATTATAGCACGGCGTTCACTTACATCTGGAACCCAATAAACATTCGGACTTCCAGGAAAAGCCTTTCTTTCTATGCGTAAAAGTCCCATTGAACACAATTTGTTGATACTATTTCTAATTTTTTCTCTTTCTACATTTAACCAATTCGCTAAACATTCATGAGAAGGAAAAAATCCGTCAACTTTCCTAAAATAAGAAAAATACAGTCTGTCCAAAACCATTATGTCAATAGGGTCAATCTTGTGCCTACGACTATATTTATTCAATTGATAATAGCAGGATGGAACATAAGCATAGGAATTGCGAATGGTGGTTTTGTATTTCTGGAACCATGCTTTTTCTTTTCCAGACATTTGTTGATAATCTACATCCCCCTCATACAACTTGTAAAACCAACCCTTTAAACTGCATCCACGAAAATCCCATGCACGTAAATTCTTTACCCGTATATAGGACGGTTCAAGTGAGCTTCCTTTTTTATTTACTATTTGAAATTCTTTGGGGTAATTTCGGATCGTACGATAAACTTCTCCGATACTGCACATTGCGAACTGCCTGATCTTCGTTATTCTTTCCTCAAAGCATTCGAATTTCTTTCCACTTACTTTTACTATAGCAGCAGCAACAAGCCGTTCAGTCGGCCTCATTCCTAATAAATCAGTGTATCCACTAACTTCCAAAAACATACCTATGTAATATTTTATTTTGGTAACAAATATAGAAGGTAATAAGTTCACTCCCAAATTTCAACCAAACTTTAACTAAAAATCCTCTCCTCATCCTCCCATAGCCCCATTATTTTTATTATTCCCCCATTAATAGCCCCCTTATATGCGCCTATAATTTTCATATATCTCCATTTATATACCCTACTCCTAATAAATCTCGAAGAGAAGAAGATTATAAAAATTTATTTTTATATGATTTGATTGCGGAGTTTGTTTATAACTAACTGAATATCAATACTAATTTATCTATAATAAAATATAACATGGACAAATTTGCTAATTACAAATACAGTTAGTACCTTTGTAAAAAAGTACAGACATGGAAAATTACGAAGACGACGACGAAACATACGAAGGGATGCAAAAAATTATCGACAATTTGGTTGAAGATAATTTAGGTTTGCAGGAAAAAGCCAATTACTGGATTGAAATGGCTCGTTCCCTTAAGAATGAAATTGACTTCCTTTGTGAATATGCAGGCCTCCAGGCTGTTTGGTGTGATACCATCAAATTGACCGGTATCCCACATACTCCAATCTCACAAGAGAAATTTAGAAACGCACTTATACAGTATCTAAAAGACGGTATAAGGATTGATAAAGCAATTTCAACAGAAAAAGAATTCAATCAAAATGAATACCTCCCTTATAGAACAGGAAAACGCAGTATTGCGAGCAAAAATAGCAAGTCTAAATAAAGAACTTGATTTTTATAAAAGGCTACATGCAGGACAAGAATATGAACTGCCTGAAGAGGAAGAAGATTATCCAACAACAAATAGCTCCGAAGAAGAATTGACCCCTGATGAATTGAGGGAACAGTTAGAAAAACGTGGTGCATTATATTTTAGCAACGGAAAAACCGAAGGACTGGAAAAACTTTGGGCTAAAAAGATGCTTTTATATGTAGAGAACGGTTATTCCGAAAGTTTTACATGTAAGGCATGGAGAGATGATGAAAATGGCTGCTACCATGTAGACCACGATTATCCACTGTTTTTTCCTATAACGGCTGAAATGCTGGCAAACAGAAATATATTTAGATTTAAACCAATAGAATAAATTCATTAACTTAATAAATAAAAATTATGAAAAATTTCGTTTTATTCACCCTATTGACAATTTCAATAGCAGCATTTGGTCAAACAAAACAAGAAAAAAGATTCTGTTATGTAGGAGTAACACTTGAACAGATTCAAAAAGACTTCCAACCAAGCCCTGATCCGGATTCTCCTCCTTGTCCTGTATATGAACTTACATTTGAAGGAATTTACAAATTAGACTTTTTATTTAGCGGACTTTCTGATTATAAAATTTGGGTTATTCCGATTGCAGATTGTAACTTCCCTAATTATAGAATGTTCTATATTAAAGATGGAAAATGTGAAATAGAAGCACTCATAACGGAATATAAAACTATTGCAGCGGAATTTGTCGCTCCTTATTGGCCTTATTTGGAAACTTCTTTTCCGGAATTAAAAAGCGGCATACCTATACCTATCCAAAGCATAAAATCAGCACCAGAAGCTACCAAATTGAGATATGACAGTAATTACAGTAACCTCGTCGGACATGTTTATACTGTTTGGGTAAAATAATAAACACTTCTACAGATATGACAATCGCATTTGATTTTGATGGAGTTATCCATAAATACCGTAAAGGTTGGCAAGATGGTTCGGTATATGATGATTTGAATTTCCAAATCATTAACATAATAAAAGGATTACTATCTAACGGACACAAAGTCCTAATATGCAGTACGCGCAACCCTTATCAAATTAAAAGAGCTCTAAAAAACAATAAAGCAGGAATTCCCATGCAAATCATTCCTTTTTGGAAGAAATTTTGGAATAAAAAGAATTGTTTAGGTATTACACGACGGAAAATTGTTTGGGACGTACTTGTGGATGATAGAGTTATTCCTTTTGATATACGTAATCATAATGGAAAGTTTTACAGCTATGACTATTTGGTAAGAGAAATTTTAAATTTCAAACCATTCAAATATGGCTAAATCAAAATTTTTCCATAAAATTCACCGAAAATTCATTTAGAATTTGTATATTTAGTCAGCTTTTTAGCTGGCTTTTCCTGGTTTGCCCCTGTAGCTGAACAATGGTTGCAGGGGCTTTTGTTAATAATATGTTAAAATCAACAAAACACTTGCTAATTACAAATACACTTAATACATTTGTATTGTCAAATTAAAACAACAAACACCATGGAAAAAGTCCTTTTAAGTAAAAAGAATTGCCACAGAGCAGCAACGGTAAAGCAAGCTAATAATCCGAGTTCTCCTATTCTTGATTTCAAATTTAGAGAACATGAAGTAAGTAGAAATTTCTTTGGCAGTCAGAGAGCTCACCTTGCTGGAGATATAATAATACCTGACGTTGATACTGAAATGAATAAATGGGAAGTAACGTCCTGGAAATATGAAGAAAACTTCGAAGACATGTGGGATTTGGCTGTGCGTTCTTTTGATAACACGAGTTTCCATCCGGAAGAACGTGCAAGAATGTACATTAACGACTATGAAGATTTGCTGCAAAGCGATCTTAAAATCATTCCAAAAGAAGAACATGAACGGTACATTGCTAAATTCCGGGAATGGGTTCGCACCCTGTTCGAAAAACATTCACGAATATTGAGTGTAATGATTACCGGACCAGCCCGTTTCCCTAATGCAAGAAATGAAAAAGCCAATAATTCATACGATGCTGCTGTAAATGAATTCTTTGAATGGAGAAAAAGAGCGGCCAAAGCTATAGAACGCAATATTGAAAATGCTAAAAGTCCTGAACAAAAAGAGAATGAACAATGGGTTTCTCTCAAGCGAGATATGGATTTCAATATTGGAACATGTGTAGAGATTGATACAGGCAAAAACAATTACTCCTATCGTACGGCCTTTACAAATTCCATATTCGGTAAGATTGAACGATTGGCTAACAATGGAAAAGCAAACCTCGTATTGAAAGCCCTGGATTATATTAAACAAATACAGGAGGACGAAAGAATAGGTCTCAAAAAGCCTTTATTTACTTCCCGACACAAAATATGGAAACTCAAAGAAGTATGCGAACAGGCTATCCAAAAGAAAGAAGAACTAAATAATAAAGAAAGTGATGAGATAGAATTTGAAGGTGGCAAGGTGGTTAAAAACTATGCAGAAGATAGACTTCAAATACTGTTTGATGAAAAACCTGATCCAGATATGATTTATAATCTTAAACATAACGGATTCCGTTGGTCTCCTCGTTTCAAAGCGTGGCAACGACAACTCACTTCAAACGCTTTCTATGCTTGTGAACGGGTTCTTAAAATTTCGGTTAGGAGCTAATATTTAACATTAAAAATTTTGTACATATAAAAAACATTGGTATATTTGTATGTCCAAAAACATTTTTTACTACAATTAGTTTCCCCTCGGTTATCCACTCACTTCGCCGAGGGGAATTTTATAGTATTCACATATTTGCATAACGGGCTTCCACACGTTTAGCATATCCAATAGTGGCTTTCTTATTCATTCCGTTTCTACCTCCGTTCCATAAACGTGCAGCTTTCTCCAAATCCCATTCCGGATTGAAATGGTTTTGATATATGACAAAAATTTCAACCGATTTATATAAATCTTTGCGGTCAGCATTGGTAAAACGTTCTTCTCCTATTAGGCTATTTACTTCCTTTATCATTATAGGACGTATCTGTAATAAACCAACTGCATTCTCTGATTTGTTTATTGCATCAGGTTTGAATCTTGACTCTTCTTCCGTGATGGAAAGAAGCACTTTCTGCTTATGTAGAATGTCCATATCTATCGTTTCTTTTGCCTGTAATGGTACGGGCTTAAAATAGGTGGGTTCGTTCCTTACAGGGCTTAAAATGGAGCTGAACAAAACTACCAAGAATATAAACTTTCTCATCTTATAAAACATTAAAACCGCCCCTTGCGAGGCGGTCGGTTATAAAAGTGGGATATTACTGGTAAATGAATTCAAATCCTTCATAATTGGCCGGACTTCGTTTTAACCCATTCGGATTTCCATTCCTATAATCATGAAGATTAATTTCATATAATTCGGGTACGCTTACTTTCTCCAATACTTCGGTAGTTTCGGCGTATGTTTGTCCAAAAATTTCACCTCCGGGAGCTTCTGCTATATATACCGGAATGTGCTTTTGAGGATGGTCTTGTAATACCACGTTGATTTTGATTTTTTCTTTTGCCATAACTTATTGATTGTATTTATAAAATTCCTTATATCTATCATCTAACTGATAATACCTGCTATCGCTTCCTATGTCGGCGCATAAATGTAATATTGTTTTCAAAATGTTTTAATTTTAAGCAAGTTACAAATTTATTCGTTACCAGCCAAATTTTTCCTCAAATTATACGACATATCCCGCACTTCACACAGGCGAATTCCTAATGGTGGAGGGACTAACAAACGGTAAACCCCCCGACCAATACGTTCAATATATCCACACACCAACAGGTCAAGGAATATGCTATCTATTCTCCCTTGTTGTTTAGGGTGATAAATGCAGGATTTGAGATATTGCTGTCTGGTAAATATACGGGCTTTTTGGTATTGTTCTTCATCCTTATCACGGTATTCCTCGCTCCTTTTTTCTATACCATGTAACCACGCTCGTATTTGATCCCATACAGCGGCATTCGGTCCGACTATTCCTTTTCCTCCTTTGATAAACGGCATGGTTCACAATTTTTCAAAAATAAGAACTTTACCTTTACGGCTGTCATTTACAAAGCCCAAATATTTACGGTCAGCTTGCTTCTTCTTTTCTCTAAAAATAGCTGATTTCATACCCTCTTTATCATAGGGTAAATAAACCAATTCAAATTTTTCTGCGTATTCCATTTTAAAATAATTTATAATCTATAAAATTCTTCATAATAACAATCATCAAATATTGCATCTAATCCAGTATAGGGGCAATACCAAAAAGAATCTGGCTTCATTATTTGCCTATTATATTCTTCCGAAGTTAAATAAGAGGCAGTCCATCTCTCATTTAATATTTCCATATTTTCAGGTAAAGGAAATCCAAATAATACTTCCTTTAATTCTTTAGTACTTACCAATAAACGATATGGTGTATTCATTTTCATTTTGTTTTTTATTTAATCAGTTCAAAATCATACACAAACACATAGGGATTTTTGTCCCACGTGCCTTTGCCGGACACCTTGTCGATCAGGGCTGCATAGGCTTCGCGGGGGGTATAATAAGCCATTTTACTACCCCCAAACTCATATACCCAAGGTATGCCATATCCTATTTCATGCGAGTTACTGGCGTTTATTCCCTCTTTCAAACAATCCTCATCGCTAATGTCCTGCAAACGCTCTACTCGGACGGCTGTAATGCGGATTTGGTGAGGCATGAGCTCGGGCTTGACGAACATTTTGTTCGTCCATCCTGGCGACTGAATAGCCGTGATGGGCGTTCCATAATTCTCATAACCTACAATATATTCGGGTTTGATTCCAGCATCCTTGTAACTCTGCGCCACAGCCACGATCTCACCTACCTTGTACTTTGGATATATATCTCCTTCTTCAATGAAGGAACCATCATAATCTTTCATACAAATACCAAGTACCTCTTGTGTGGCAATGTCTTCACTTACATAAAACCCATTAACATCTTTGTTTTTATATCTCTTTAGAGCCTTAACAACTCTCCGCGTCTGCGTCTTTTTACCTTCCAGTACGGCTTTAGTAAGACCGTATCTGTCGTTGAACATGATCTTTTTCATCTTTCCATCAGTTTTTCCACCCGTTCTATCTCCGCATCGACCTTTTGCTATTTTGAAACTGTTTCGGACTTTTATGGTATTGATTGATTTTATGTTACAAATTATTTAAGGCATGAATAATTCCTGATTCCAATGCTTGTTCAAAAGTTTTAAATTCTTCGTTATATATAGCATGAGTACGGCTTTCTCCGATAGGAAATACTATTTCATATACCCACCAAATGTAACTTTCTCTAAAATCCCGAGCGATTATATTTATTTGAATTTTATGTTTTTCACGCAACCACTTTTGAACCTCATCCAAAGTAGGTGCGGAGCACCTGATTTTGTTTTTGTTGGTTTTATATTTTTGATTCCAATTCTTCCCTATATAATAGGAACCGAACGGATTGCCGTCAGTACGAAGAACATGTTTTATAGGGTCAATTTTACCTGTGTATTTGTTCCATCCTCCACGTTCACAATACGCATATATACAGGGTAAATCAAAACCTTTTTCTTTGGCTAACATAGCCAGTTCAAATGATGCTATCATAGCTTTGGTACGTTTACTATCTGCAAAAGTTCATTCATATCTTCCATAGAACTTTCATCTATTTTATGGACAGAAATATATACTTCTGCCGAGTTTTTAAGTGGATAAATCACCAAAGGATACCCGTAATTTCTTTTCAGGCTTTGGTTAGTTCTTCCAGGGTATTGTTCTATCCATTTGTTTTTCTCAATAAGTTCATTTCCAAAATTTATAGCTTCTTTTTCTGTTTCAAACAGTTTAGAAGTCAATATATGATTGTAATAATTGGTGTCCTCATACCCGTTCTCATCAATTTCTCCATGAGTGGTGTAGCATAGTTCTAATTTTGTGTAGTATTTCATAATTTTACCAAATTAATTTTCGTGCCAAAGCACAATTTTCATATTTGCTTCTCAACTTTTCAAAAGTCTTTTCCCAAGATTTATTATGAGTAGCATTCCCTTTTTGAGAAATTTCTATTTGATGAGCGACTTCATGACATAAAACATAGGCACTTCCTGCAGAGATACGATTTAAATCTATCGCTATTGAAACAGGTCTTTTTCCAATAAAGCTACACACCCCTCCTCCTTTTCCAACTTTTTTGAATTGTAATGGAATAGGGTTCAATTTTTCATTTTTACAGATTTCGCTGTATAATTGCTTCAAAATCTTTTGATCGTTATTCATGACATTTGTTGTTTTAACTTGACATTACAAATGTAGTTAGTGTATTTGTATTGCGCAAGTAAAATTTTGTTTTTAACAAATGTTTAACAATTACTTCTTCCGTATGGACTTTCGTATATCTCTCCAGAGGCTTCCCATCCGTTTATAGGCTTCTTGTTCCCACGGAAAATTACGGCTATAGGGTGTAGCGGTTCGTTCCTTTCCTTCCCATATAACGAATCCTTTGTCCGCAGGACGGAGGTCTAAACGCCCGTTCACCATTTGCTCAATATGTATCAGTTCATGAGCCAGCATTTCTCCTATTTCCATGTCCGGTACGGCGGGGTCAACGTATAATTCATAAATGTTTTCATCATAGGGACAAGGTTGTGCCAACGCTGCAATCTGGCAATCCCATGTACTGAGCCGATTTATGAACTGTTTGATTTGTACCCGTACTTTTTCCGGAATGTTTAGGAATGTAAGTCCGGCCGAAACTACCTGTTCATAATAGGTATTTCGAGTATAGTTTTCAACACGTTTGTTTTCCATTTTTCATTCAGAAGATTAATTTCAACAATAAACTAATGATTGATACTCCTAATGCAATATAAGCCAAATTTCTCGTTTCTTTTAGCAACTTCTCTTCGTCTTTTGATGGTTCTTCATGCTTCCCATATTTAAGTTCTTTATAACGTACTTTATTCCGTTCAGTTCGTTCTCGTAAGAAGTCTTCAAAAACTTTGTAGGGTATATGCACTTTCAAATCTTTCGTTACAACCTCATCGCAAAAATAATAGGTGCTTGATTCATTTTTACGTTTAAGCAAGATTCCTTTCCTTTTAAAATAAGGTGGTATGTTAAGGGCATAAGTAAGATTTGCATCCTGAAATCTTTTGGGGAGTCCCTTTATATCGAATTCCAACTTGCCATCTAACTTATCATTGAAAAATTCATTGTACCCATCATACATTTCCTTTGCTTTCCGGTAATGACGATTCATCGGTTTCATATTAGGGGGGGGGTTAAGGTTCTCGGTTTCATTGTGTTATTGTATTTTAATCCAGTTTATTGAATGAACTGTTTCAACAGTTTCCAGGCCGTTATACTCATTTATAAAGTAATAGTCTTCTTCTATTTCCTTTAAGGTTTATGATTTATATAAAATTCGCACTCGTTTTTATCCTTATCGTAAAAATCGGATACAGAAATCCATCCCCGAAAAGAAGAAAGCCTGTAATATAATGACCTTTTACATGTGTCTCGCAACGGACATTCTTCTGTTACGCAATGTGTAAAATCATGATTCATCCTATTGTTACTTTTATGATTTCTCCTGGATTCTTTTCATACAGGGTTTTAAGTTTAACAGGTGCATATTTCTCTATCACTTCTTTCCCTCGTTCTTCATCGTATTGGAACGCCCACATCGTGCCGTACCAACTCGCCATAATTTCACGGGCTTCTCCATAACTTTCGGCTTCTACTTCAACATGGCTATAGGCCAAAGATTTTCCAGTTTCTGCAAGGCGCATTCCCATTCCAAAGGTAAAATACCACTTTTTCATATCTCTTTACTTACTTTATTATTAAACCAATCATAAATACCTCTCAAATTCCATTGATGACCACAATTACAGCATTCCGCCTGAATTGGGTGTATTGCATTGCCGTATTCTCCATTATAAGAATTCTCATCAAATATTCCATTAACGATATTTACCGTTTTTGAGGCAGCAATGGTTTCCGTTAAAATCAGATCATTAGACCTGCATTTTGGGCATTTTCTAAGAAACTTTTTCATAATTTTTATTATTCTTTGTCTTCATCTGGAAACATTCCCAAAAACATGCACGCACCATATAGTCCCATACCAATGAAGAAAATTAATATACCTTCAAAAATACCCATCTCAGTAGAAAATATTTAATGAAGCCCAGAACAGAAACATAATAAACAGCAACATGAATCCTCGTGCAACCTCATCTATTTTCTGTTTAGGGGTCAATGATTTCCATTCATTAATGATTATTTTTATTACTTCTTTCATAGCGTTTTCTTATTTTTCACAAGGGATAACTATTTCGGTATCTTTAGGAGAATACCTGTGTTTAAGTTCCATTAACTCTTTTTCATTAACAGGTACGGTTTCATCCAAAATCAAATCCAAAGAAGCAAACTGAACCCGTTGCTGCATCGTATATTGGGTTTCTAATTCCAACCGGACTTGTCCCATATTATTACGATATTCCGGGTAAATCTTTATGAAAATTACTCCAAAAGGAGTAATTTGTTTTCTAAATATCACTTTCATTGCTAATCTCTTTTAAGGTGTTCCAAAATTTCAAGTGCAGTACGCAAACGCATAGCGTCCATTTCCATTTGCTTAATTTCCAACGGAGTCCACCATTCTTCCCCATGCGACAAATCAATCATAAGGTCTTCTAATCTGATTTGCAACTGTTCGATAATTTCTTGGTCTTTCATTTTTGCTTTGGTTTAATGTGTTATTACTGTTTCAAACTGACATTACAAATGTATTAAGTGTATTTGTAATTAGCAAGCAATTTCTTTATTTTAACATATATTTAACATACTCAATAATAAAAGTTAATAATATGTTAAAAACAAAATTTTACTTGCACAATACAAATACACTTAATATATTTGTAATGTCAAGTTAAGGCAATAAAATAGTAAAGATTTGGGGTGGCCTTACAGCTATTTGGTTATAAAGCCTTTGGCGTGGCTGGGTCGTAACTCAGTAAGGTTCACCCCTTTTAAAAGAACTTCCATCTTTTTAAATATTTTTGGCGGGGGTCAACTTACTTGGGAGAATGGTGTTTGGCGATACCATAGGAACAGTAAGTCCCCGCCTTTTTATTTATATCTTTTACTCCGGAAAACCAACAAAGCCCGTACAAAGTAATAACCGCCTGTCATCACCAATATAAAACGCCCCCACTCTATAGCGGGGTATTGTGGTAATGCAGGTAAATTTATTCCTATCAAAATCATAAAGCAACCCAACAAAAACAGGGCTAAATATTTGGTCATGGCGGACGATTAGATTTTTCCTAAATATACAAAATATTTATATTTTTAACAATAACTACTTCTACAATTAGGTTAAATTCAATTAATATGACAAATTAATAAATTAACTACAAAATTCATTCATCAGTTAGCTATTTTATGAATTTTATTTGATAAACTGCCTACCAAAATAAAAACCGTGCTTCACAAAAAGCAAAGCACGGCAATCACATTAAAACCCTATACAAATCAAAAATCAAACTTATTCCATGTAAATAACGTCTCCCAATACTTCTTCACGGTATTCTATAACCTCGCTAACTGCCAGCGTATTCCAGTCATCATCGCATACATTAGCGATTTTACCAATAAGGTGGTCAGGCAACTTTTCTTTTATGGAATTAGGAGGCAAATACACCATATAAGAAAACGTCTTCCCTCCTTTCGGGGTGAATACCGTTTCTTTAACGTTGTTAGTTACCAACTTTCCAATCGCACCTTTGCCCTCTATCATTACTATATCGGGATATATGGTATCAATCTTTTTCATATCTTTTTATTTTAGGTAAATTATCGCTTCATCCCCAACCCAATCCACCGCAATCATTTTATTTCGGCCTAACTGTTCCCCGTCAAAAGTTTCAATCTCCATTGTGTCTCCAATAGCATAACTCCATTTTTCGGTAGTTATAATTTTCATTTCATATTCTACAACTCCTTGGCTGGTTTCTATTACTTCGTGTTCATCGTTATAATAAACGTCTCCTACAAAGGAATAATCTTCTTCCAGGCCGTAACCGTTAATCGTGCAGTTCCTTATCATTACTTTTCTAAGTTATCTTAATAAATTCTCCATTTACTTCCACTGTAGCTATCAGTATTCTTTTTCATATTTTATTTCCTTTTATATAATATTCTTCGTACCATTCGTCATCAAATAAAGCCCGTATCCCTGTACGTGGACAAACCCAAAAATCATCAGGTCGCATTAATTGATTTTTATATTCTTCTTCCGTTAAATAGGAAGCTATTTGGTAATCATTCACTACTTCCATATTTTCAAATAGTTCGTTTCCAAAATCTACACCCATTTCTTCAATAGGCACAAGCACTCGATAAGGTGTCCTTTTCATAATGTTTTCAAATTTTAATCTCGGTCAACATAAGCTAACCAAATGATTTCACACAGTATATTCCAGAATTCACGGGTTATTTCCATGCGTTCCCCTGCGCCTCCGTAAAGATAACCATTTTTGCGCCAACGGGAAAGGATTTCCCGTTCCTCTTGGTTAATTTTTGCAATATCCAATTTCTGCTCGTTCACCATCAAATACTGTACATAGGGCATCAGTCTGAGTTCATGTACAGTAATTTCACGGCTTAACAAACGTTTTGCGGCATCCTGAACTCTTTGAGTTAGCTGTCCACGGCCTTGTGTTTCTTTTTTCATTGTTAAAAGTATTAATTTTCAAATCTTTGTTTGGAACATTCTCTCCGTACATATACACTCATATAATTTCCAAGATAATCATTGTAATCATTATACTTGTAATTAGTGTGAAAACGTTCGTTGAGTTCTTTGGTGATACGTTGCTTTACCTCATCTGAAAAATCCCGTTTCACCAATATAAATTTCACTTGCGTGATCCCTTCTATTGCATTGTCGTATTCATAGGAATCAGTCATACCGTTAAAATGACCGTATTGGAACTTTTTAACTGCTTCCCTTACCTCTTCATAAAGATAAGGCGAATCAGTAAAATCAATATATACGGAATCCCCTCCAGCAAAATTTTCACTTCTTACATTAAACTTTGCCTTTGGAAAGTTTTCTTTCAGGAACTGACGGATTTCCTTTGCGCACATGGCGGCTGAGGTTAAATTTCTTTTCATTGCTTTGTGTTTTAAATTTGACTGACTTAATTTGACAATACAAATGTAGTAACTGTATTTGTAATTAGCAAGTGTTTTGTTGATTTTAACATATTTTTAACGTTTACGGTATATTTACCTATTATCAATAAAGCAATAAATTAACATTAGCTGATGTTCTTAATTTTGGTATTCAAGCGGGGATATTTCTTCCAAGTGATAATTTTGTAAAATATACTTTTTGATAATAAATTAACATAAAGTGTATTTATAAACCGTATTTTTAGAAGAAAAATGGCTGTTTTACCAATAAAATTTCATTCATTGATATATGAATTTTTCAAAACTGACCCACAGATATCTAAAATGCCATTTATACCCCCTCAAGTATCAATCATTTTTCCAAAATTAACATAAATCCCATAAAAACAAAATTCCCTTATATAGTATATATACTATATAAGGGAAAACTCAAAGCTACAAATAACACTAAAACCACTTAAACCTCGTTAATGTTAACAAGGCTATTTTTAAGCCCGTACACGAACTTTTATACCCCAGCAATACAAACACATTACCTCCTCCTCAAACGTTCCAATTAGAGGCCTTTCTTTAATCGTTGGATAGCCTCCATGACTGCTTTACGTTTTACCTCGGCTTCCTGTACCTTTTCTACCTCTTCATATTCGGTTTCCTCGGCCAAAGTATGGACACTTTGTAGGAAGCTGTTTGCCTTGCCCTCCATTTCAATCCAATTATACTGCTTTATAAGGAGAGAGGGCAACTGAATAGACTTGGGGTCTACTGCATTGGCCGTAAATCCATTTACGTCCTTATACCACGATGAGGTCAGCTGAGCCATCAATGTAGAGGGGCTGACACCCACTTTGGCCGCTGTCAGGCCTATTACCAGCGCATTAATTGAAATACTTGACATCAGGCGCATAACGTTCGCTTTGCCCTGCATACTTGCATTCAGGTCTATTTGGCCGTTCACGGTCAATTCCACCTGATTTCCTTTCACCTCTTTCCGTGCCTGTTCCAATATAGCACGTATTTCGGCACTGACTTTCAGTGTGTTATTCTTCTTATTGAATTCACGGTTCCAATAGTCCAGTAACTTATTCAACACCTCAATACGGCCGGACTCTGTAGCCACACGGAAAGCCCGTGCATCGGCCATATATTGCTTCCTCTTTTGTTCAATTATACCGTTATACAGCGAGATAATTCGTTTACAGTCGTCATAGGTGAGGTGATATCCCTTCTTTTCACGCACCTGCTCGATGATTTCATCTATTGCGTAAAACTTGCCAGCCAAATCAATAATCAACGAAGTGGAGCGGGAAGCCCCAATATTCACGTTTTTTATAGCCAGCTTATCGGCCAGCGATACCTCAAAATCACGTAATATTAACATTTGGCGGTTATGACGATTTTTCACATTTTTCATATTAACTTTTTCATCTTCTGTTAACACGCAAAAATCATTCACCGTATCCTCCACCTTTCGTCCAAACCTGTCTATTACCAGAGTACTGTTAAAATCACCCCTTGAGTGATAATTCCCGTACCTCAACGGATGGGATTCTATCATTCCTTTTGCCTTGTACAACTTATAATATTGCTCCTTTATTCGGTTATCCTTTATTTGGGCTATGTGTTCGGGCAATATGATATCTCCTTTGTCTTCTTGGGTAACTATTACGTCTTTCATTCGGAACAACCCTCCTTCCTTTGGTACGGGTATTCCTTCCAATAATTCATCTTCCTCTTTCTTGCGTTCCTTATTGGTGACTACTTTTTTAGTTTGGGGGGTGCTTGTTCCATATAAAACGTCCTCCACCTTTTTAGGTGTTTTATCCTCCTCTTTCTTCTTGCGAGGGTTTACTCTTTTTACATTGCCCGATTTCAGGTTTCCTCCGCTTACAGGCTTCTCTTTCTTTACCATAACTTTTTCATAAAATAATTACCCAAATATACGGTAAATTATTCACGCACCAGCACTTCCACCTCAATCCCTCCTATTTTCACACTTTGGTTCACTCTCGCTTCATATTTTTCACACTTATTTAATTTCTCAACGAAACTTTCTAAATATGAAACATATAATTCATACTCATCCCTTTCTAATTGAGCTTCATAAACCATTCTTGAAATAGGTATCACTTTGCTCAATTGGTCCATCATTACCTGCATATCCAGGTGAAATCTTTTCTGCACTCTTTCAATAAAAGCTCTTTCTTTATGGTGTTCCCTCTGGAACCTTTCTAAATTTTCATCCGTAAACAAACTTACGAATGTAGGGAATATTTCATTTATATCCATTGTTTTTTGGTATTAATTTTGAATTACAAATAAATTCGTACAAACTTCCTTTATCTTTCCTTCTTCCTTCAACTGCTGGTAAATTATACGCCGTAATTTGGGTCTGTTCTTTTTGAAATGATTCCCAAATTTTTCATACAAAAATTCATCCAGCATATAATTGATGAGGTATCTGTCACGATGCAACCGCTTACTCCAAAGCGGGAAAATTTCATCTGTCGCTTTCTTATAATCGTATTTCATTTCCTATAAAAGTGGGTCATAACTGTTTATTCTCATTCTCTCTCTTTCTTCGTCACTTGCTTTGGTCAAATTAGACATCCCATTTAGTAGCCTCCATATCTTCAATCATCTAACTGTTTAATAAATCTATATACTTGCTCAAACTTAACACGTTTCAACCACATTTCATATCCATTCGCCCATTGGATTTTTATATAATCATTAGAGGGTGAAATTTCCAGTATTTTACCCTCCACAATTTCATTATTGCAGACATTTTTACTTTGAAATAAATACCTTTTGCCTACTGTTAATTCTATATTTTCCATACCTTTTACACTTTATTAATTTTTGTTGAAAGGGCAGGATTCGAACCTGCAATCGTTTATTGCTACCATGCACGTCAGGTAAATGACCCCCTCCGTTTGGGGTAATGATCCCCGCTTCACCGATACCCTACTTGCTTTCGGGTGTGTCTACCAATTCCACCACCTTTCTTCCAGCTACATAAGTAGCCTCATATTTTGGAATAACTTTCTGGAAGCTGCACCGGAATATGATACTTTTTAAGGTACTTTGCAAACTTCTTAGAATTAGATACTTTGTCTCCTGCCTTTTTAATAAAGGCCGTGTAAACGTGGCTCTTCATGCTTTTTCTGATTTTATTGTTATTAATTACAAATATACTAAATGTATCTATATTATACAAAACTTTAACTAATTATAGCTTGAAGGATTCTTTCCTAAAGCCAATAAAAACAGCCTTGAATTGAATTCTTCTATAACCTGCTTTGTAGCTGTCATTGCTTCAATTAACTGATCTTCCTTATAGGGTTTCAACTTTTCGTCCAGCATTTCGCAAAATTCTTTATCCATAGCTATTCCTTTCGGTGAATGATAACCGTGCATTATATGAATTTTATTGCGCATAGCTTCTATTGTTTCCCATAAAAACCAAGAAAACAATGTACTATCTCCTTCTACTTTCATATTTTTATTTCTTTTTAGAAAGCCACAAATCCCGTGCTGCACGACATGCCTCCAAGCTGGGTTTTACACAAGAGAACAATTCTCCATCCGTGTGACGATAGTCATATTGTATCAATTTTTTAGCCCGTCTTCCATGCCCCAATTCAAATCCTTCGTATTGTTCGGTTCCTAATTGAGTGGTAGTGCTTACTCCGTTTTGTGTCATTGTAGTCATCTTGCTATCTTTTTTATTAATTTATTTAACAAACTAAAATACTTCCCTTTTTACTTAATCTTTCGGCTTGCTTATAGGGATCCAGAAGTTCATCATTTTTAATTCTAACTGCTCCTTCTCCCAAGGAAGACCCTTTCCAATGAACAAGCAGCCAATTTTTAGAAATATTTTCAGTACGATACATCTTCGGAAACCTTATCAGAAGTTCTGCAAGCCCTTTAAAAATTAACAAATCATCTTTATGAATTCTTGTGGTGTAAGTGTTTATTGCTTCCATGATTTTTGTGTTTTAAATTTGACTGACTTAATTTGACAATACAAATGTAGTTAGTGTATTTGTAATTAGCAAGTGTTTTGTTGATTTTAACATATTTTTAACACATAATAAAAAGACCGTCAGCATAAATTACTGACGGTCAACACAAACCTAAAAACTAAACTATGAAAAAGCACCTCCCTCTGTTTATTTCTTTTTCTTTTGCTGCTCCTTTAATAATAGTTCATCTTTGTTTACGATCCAATAAGTGAACCAACCTGCTACAACGGGAACAGCTATTACCAAAGCAACAAGGATAACCCCGAACAGGATATTTTTATCATCCCCCGTGAAAGCATTTACGATTCCGCTCCAGAGAGCATACCATAAAGCGAAAACCACTAACCAAATAGGAGCTATGACCCATTTTGGAATATTTTTGAAGAAATCATACATAACTTTATAAAGTATTAGTTTATACTGCATAAATATAATTAAAAGTACACATAAAAACAAATTTTTAATGTTAAATAAAAATCCCCCAAACCAAAATCAGGCAAGGGGGATAATACGACGCAATTAGCCTAACATCGTAAGCCGGAGAGAAACGTCTTTCTCCTACACTATTACCTCTCTTGAGGGTTTAACCTGGGCATTACAGGTACATCTCTATCACTTCGGGCAATCTCGAGTTTTACCCTGTATAACTTTGGGACTAATCCAAAATTAGTAGCGGGTGATAGATTCGAACTATCGTACTCCTGCTTATGAGACAGGGCTGGAACCCCTCCAGTCTAACCCGCTTGTGGTCTCGGAAGGAATTGAACCTACACTCTTTTGATTATGAGTCAATTGCTTTAACCTATTAAGCTACGAGACCAATTTTAGTCGGGATAGCATGATTCGAACATGCGATCTCTTGCTCCCAAAGCAAGCGTACTGACCTACTGTACCATATCCCGCCCCTATAAACACAAGGGTAAATATGAGCCACTTAACAGAATTGAACTGTTAACCTGTTGATTACAAATCAACCGCTCTACCTATTGAGCTAAAGTGGCAAATGTACTCGAAGTGGGACTCGAACCCACACGGACATTTCTGTCCAGAGGATTTTAAGTCCTCAGCGTCTACCATTTTCGCCACTCGAGCAACAAACTACACAATAAAAAGAACTCTTCCTAATTAGTGGCTGGAGTACTTGCAATCAAACTTTCCACCAGCCTTTGTCAAATTTAAAACTACACAAATCCAAAGATAGCAATTTTGAAAAGTGTGTGGAGGCGGCGAGAATCGAACTCGCGTCTTACTGTACATGAAAAGTGTTTTTATTTACAGGTTTAGGACATGAAGTCCGGGGTCGGTAAATTAGGCTTTACCAATTCCACCAATCCATTTTTCCTCAAATTGCCCGTCATAAATGGATAAAGACAGGTGAGTTCCACCTTTTCCAGGTGAGGACGAGTGAGTTCTCTCCCCCTGTTAGGCTGCCAAGCGGAGTCCGCTTGTAGGCTGCATAACAGATTTAACAAATGCGATGACTTTACCAGCCTTGCTGGATACGGTCTTTTTAACTTTTGCGTTTGTTGGTTGAGCCAGTTTTTACAATGAATTAGCTCAGTTCATACCTGAAACACATTTCGCTACACAATAATCAAAACCAAAACGCCCCCTAAATCAAAGAACTCTATTCTTTTGTGAATAGGGGGGGGTTAATCCCCCGCCTATCCTTCCAACGCTCCAATACAAAGGTACTAACAATACCTTTATTATGCAAGCAATTTTTTGTTTTTAACATTTACAATTTTCTCCCTTTGGTTTTTCCGGAACAACCGAAATCACACAATTAGTAGAGAGGGTCATACTTGCTACAGAAACGGCGTTTTCCAATGCAACACGACACACCTTAACAGGGTCAATGATACCGAATTCACGCATATTTCCATAGCGATTTTCTTTGGCATCAAATCCGTACCATTGGTCTGTAACTTCATATCCGTGCATTCTTTCCTGTACCTTTTCCACAGGCAATGAACCATATCCAGCATTAGCGGCGATTTGCAAAGCCGGAGCCAATAGAGCGGACATCACCAAATTGTAACCAATCCATTCATCTCCTTCTTTGCTAACTGCCTCCTCAGAATTGATTTTTGCCCCCAGGAAAGCCGATCCTCCTCCAGGAACAATTCCCTCTTCTATAGCCGCACGAGTAGCGGCAAGGGCATCGTCTACACGGTCTTTCTTTTCCTTCATTTCTACTTCACTCTGTCCCCCAATTGAAATAACGGCTGCTCCACCGGTAAATCTTGCAAGACGTTCTTGAAGTTTTTCAATGTCATACTTGTTATCGGCAACCTCGATAGCTGCTTCTATTTCAGTAACACGGTCAGCGATGTATTCTTCATTACCACCTCCACGAACGATAATGGTAGAATTTTTACCGCATTCAACTCGTTCTGCAAATCCCAATCCTTCAGGCGTAACCTCATCTACAGGAACTCCAGTCTTTCCTCCATAACGAATAGCACATGTAGCAATTGAAATATCTTCTGTGATTTGACTACGTAATTCACCATAAGACGGAAGTTTCGTGGCTACTACTTGCAAAGCCCCTTTCATTCTGTTTGCTATGAGGAAATTAAGCATCTCAGGCGAATAATTTTCTGCCAAAATCAACAACGGTTTTCGGGTACGAGCCACTGTATCAAAAATAGAAGAATAGGTATCAGGCAAAGCCATAGTTTCCTCCACAATAAGAACGGCAACATCATTATAGATAGCTTTCATTCCCTGGAGGGTGTTTATGAAATACGGTGAAACATATCCGGCCTGATATTGGAAACCAGTCGTCATTTCAATCGTTGTCTCGCTGCTTTTGCTTTCTTCCACGGTAATAATACCGTTCTTCCCTATTTGCTCCATAGCTCCCGCAATAAGAGCTCCTATCTCAGGATCATTGTTGGCCGAAATCGTGGCAATGTTACGCAAAATTTCCAAGTCTTCCCCGACAGGCAAGGCAAGGTCTTTCAAATATTCCACTACCTTTTTCACAGCTTTCTCCATACCTACTTTCATTTTAGTAGGATTCACACCTGCTTTGATGAATTTGTAACCCTCTTTCACCAAAATCTGAGTAAGTACCGAGGCTGTTGTCGTTCCGTCTCCTGCTTCTTCGACTGTTTTATTGGCTACAGATTTTACCAACTGCATCCCCATATTAACGACGGGATCGCTGTCCTTCTGCATAGAAAGGGCAACCGTTACGCCATCTTTGGTGATCTGTAAATTACCATATCCTCGGTCAATAGCAACGGTTCTTCCCCCTGCTCCCAAAGTGGTTTTTACAGCATCCGCAACCAAATCAATTCCTTTCAACAATTCCTCGGAGGCTTCTCCTCCAAATTTTACATTTACGTCCATATTTTTATTCTTTTACTGTTAGCATTGCTTCCATTTCACGGAACACCCGATAATGTTTTTCACCTATCTTTACTTTTACCCCTCCTACAGTAGGAACGAGAACTTTATCTCCTGCCTTTAAAGACATAGGAACGTCCTTTGTTCCGGGTCCGACATGCAATACTTCGCATATCATGTATTGTTGCTGGAGCTTGTTATACTCCAACCCGGAATTTGAAACTTCTTTTTTTGCAGGCTCCGCAATAACAAAACGGTCTGCCAGCACTTTTTCAATTTCTTGCATTTTTAATTTGGTTTTTTATTTAATTTATATTCCATAAATTCTCTGTCTTGCTGGTATTCCTTTTTATAGATAATACCCTCAATTTCCACGTGGTCGTCATCTATGAATTTTACCACAATTTTGCGTTCACGCATTCCCATACTTTTATATATCTATAGGTACGAGGAGAAAACCATGCTTTATCATAGTTACGTACCGTTTCCCTTAAATCATGTAAAGCATTAAATATAAACTCACCTGTTCTTCCTTTACGAACAAGCCAATGATTATATCCTATGATTCCTTTGAAAACTTCTTCAATAGGTTTCTTATTAGGAAGCTCTAATACTTCAATGGAAAGCCCCTCATTAAAAGCATCATACAGTTCGGGGTCTGAATTTTTGATAGCCCCAGAAACTAAATCCAAAACTTCGGACTTTAGTTTTTCAAAATCTTGCTTTTTCATTGTTTTATTTTTATTTTACAAATATACTAACCTTACTTATAACGGCAAAATTATTAACATAGAATGGGCTAATTTTTAGCCCATTCTTCAAATGCTTCATAATGAGAAGAGCGAATAAACAGCATATCTCCAGAACCATCTCCCCACCAATCATTGCAATGTGATATGTATCGGCCTATTTGGTTATTGTGTTCAGGGCAAAGTTTCTTATATATTGACTTGAACATCGTGGAAACAATACGACCTTTGAAGTGTCCGGCAAGGTGCGCATCATTGGTGCAATATCCGTACATTGATACTGTCTCTATTTTACCGTTCTCATCCAAGAACTCCCAATCCGCGTCTCCCCATACTCCCTCATTGATAGTATCTTTTAGAAGCTGCTGTTCGTCATTAGAAAGTACTGAAACGATTTCTTGAATTTGTTGGATGTTTGCTTTCATGATCTTTGAATTTTTAATTATTGTTGTTTCAAACTGACATTACAAATGTAGTAAGTGTATTTGTAATTAGCAAGTGTTTTATTGATTTTAACATATTTTTAACACATACAAAAGAAGTCCCCTTGCGAGAGCTTCCTATAACCTACCTTTTAACAAATGTTACTTAACTGGTTTAATGTCTGTCATGCAAATCACTTTGACCCTGTACTCCGGTGAAGGAAGCAAAATAGAAGTCAAACGATAGTGAGATATATGAAGATTTTTGTTAGGATTGTTTGGTAGGCTTTCTACAAATCCACCATCAAATTCCTGCATAACGTCTATCTCATTACTCATAAAGAGAGCAAAAGGTAGGAGGAATTGGTTCCTAACTGCGGGTTTAAACGTCTGCAATTCATAGGCACTACAAAGGCCGGAGGGTAAATCCACCTCAAAATAAATTACAGACTGTCCGTCTCCGAGGTTTACACCGTAAGCAGTCCAAGTCTTATTAAAATACTGCTCGTTACCGAGGTCTTTCACATAAGGATTGTCCACTTTCAGTTTATGCACCTGTGGGAAATCCTTTTGGATTTGCTCTACCGTGCAACCGATGTAACAGAAGTTACCGTCTGTTTTGTTTTGGGCTTGCAGCCCGAATGACGCAATTAGTGTGAACACTAATGCAATTGCAAAATTTTTCATGGTTTTAATGTTTTAAATTAATAATAAAGGTAGGCTATTCTACAAAAGTAATTTTACGTTCTTTAAATTCTTTTTCAAACTCTTCCCAAATAGGCTTCCAAAATTTTTCCACTATATCACTGCACCCAAATTTATGATCTATTTCTTCATATCCACACATTTCTTCATAATATAATAATAATTGTTCGTTATTAAGCTCTTTAAGATTTTTCATGACTTTAGATTTTTAACGTGCTACTATTTTGAAATAACGATTGAAATTTTCATTTAAGTGCTTACCTATTTCACTAATAGCTTGCATCCCTAATATATGTTCCAGCATAGGTTTCAGCTTATCTTCTTTTCTGTTTTTCCATAACCACTCTTGCAATTGATCTCCATCTATATCTTTCCAAAAACAAACTTTCATACAGGAGTAAAGTTCAGTAAGATTGTGATTTACGATTTCGCTTTGGTAGAATTCTTGCTTTTTCATTGCTTTGTGTTTTTAAATTTGACTGACTTAATTTGACATTACAAATGTAGTAAGTGTATTTGTAATTAGCAAGTGTTTTATTGATTTTAACATATTTTTAACATTCATATTTATGCAAAACCCTCTTACAGTATATTGTAAGAGGGTAAAATAAAATTAGTATGGAACAAACAAAATTTTTATTTCAGTTCACATGCTCCTCCATGACAAGCGGCCGCAACGTCTTCCCCTGCTTCTCGCTCAAACTCTTCCCATTCAATATCGTTCCAATTAATGGTCTTTGTTTCGCAAATTTTTTGCCACTTGTGGAAAATATCTACATGTTTCAAGCAATTAGCACATTTCTCCTCGTCTCCATTGAAATAGTTCTTTGCAAACTTTTTGAACCTACGAACCCAATCCAGACGAGCATCTTTTCTATTATTGAGGTAATCTATAACAGCATTCACGTCACTAATGGAAATACCGTTTATCTCTACCAAGAACCGATCTCCTACTATATGGTTAGCAATAAATTCAGTTACATCATTCTTATCACACTTTAGGAGTTCCATGTTATACCCTCGTGCAGCATCGCAAGCCTTCCAAATGGATTCAAATAATGAAAGCCCATCCACAATCAAACCGCTGGAAAGTACCGCCCCCTTCCCATAGGTTTCAGCAAGTTCTTTTTCATCCAAATAACTCGTATATGGGGCTTGAGGATACTGTAAATCACCCGACTCTGGTAATAAAGAAACTCCACAAAATTCATCCCTATACCGCCAAAGATAATCTCTCACAAAATCCCATTCTCCTTCTTTTACTGTTACAGTATTGCTCACATTCATGCGGAGTTCAGGGTTTTCCTTTGTAGAGGGGTGGTCAAAATTCGTACCCTCTTCAATCCAGTTATTTTGTGTGAGGCGAATATATTCTAAAAATTGATTTGTAGTTAAATCCTGTCTGGTTAATGAATGCTCATCTAATTCAACTGGGAATGCTACTATGTATTCTTTCCCTGGATTATAAGGAGATTTCGTTATCATCTGAGGATTTACTTTCAAAATCTCATTTACTGCTTGCTCATTGTGAGAAGCCTGTATATGACGTATATATTTACGGAAATGGAAAGGACTAACTCCCGATGAAGTGCCTAATAATTGGCTACTGTTTCCCGCTGGCTTTACAACGGTCGTTCTTGCAGCTGAATTCATTCCTAACAAATCAGCTACTTTCTTATTCCATTCCTTTACTATTTTTGCTCCTTTACGTTGCACTTCCGGATTAAATAGAATATCAGGTTTTTGACACATACCTGTTATCCCTACGCCAATCAGAGCGTCTCTCTGTGCAATCTTTATAGAAGCAGGGCTTAATACATTGAAATTAGTATAAAACGCCTGTAATGTTCCTAAAATAGCTGCTCGTCGGCAAGCTACATAAAAGTCTTCAGGGGTTTCTACTAATGCTCCATTTATTTCGGAAAGATTGCAGAATGACCATCCATATTGAATTTTATTGTTAATTTTTATTTGTGGGTACATACTTACTTCACAGCAAGGATTCACAAGGAACTGGTCGTTTTTCAAAAACACAAACCCCGGCTCTCCGAATTTCTTTACCTTTTCAAAAACAGAATCAAAAACTTCTTTAGGTGTGTCAGGCAATATCACCACACTATTATTCGCACGACTTAATTCAGGGTATTCATAAAACCAATTAGGCTCGGCCTTACATTCTATCATTTCCTGTTCATCGGCATCAAAAAGGGCTATCATTGCACTTCTACGTATTCCTCCACTTATCACGCTATCTGCTATAATGCAGGCTATACGATGGAGTTCAAAGGGTCGTAATTTACGATCTTTAACTTTGCTGAGGATTTTAGTTATCTTTGCCAATGCTTTTTCCAAAGGGGCTGATCCTGGAGCCTTGAATCCCCCTGAAATATATGCTCCTTCAGGCCGTATTTGGCTAAAATCAAATTCAACACGAGGTAATCCTTCATAATAGCTGTGAATAAGTTTATCCACTGCAAAAGACCATCCTTCAATACTGTCAGGCACTACGAATTCCTCTTTACGGCTATTGTCGCATCCTTTTACTTTAGGTAATTGGGAAGTATGTATTTTTTGAACCGAATATCCTGTACCGCAACCACTTAAAAGCAAATACATCAATTCTTTAAAGAAATCAATCCTATTACAATAAGACGAAGAACAATTATAGAGACGTGTATGGTGCTGTTTTAATTGCTCCCCTCCATATTGCAAAGCACGTTGAGCTCCTAAAATCTGTTTCTTTCGATATCCTTCCCACGCATCCTGGAATACTTCATTAAATAGTTTCTTATCCTTTGCAATGGGTTCTAACATTTCAAAGTGCATTTGCATCACTCGTGCAACTGCTTCGTCCCATGTCTCTTTCTTTCCGTTGACTGTCCTTGCGTACTTTGAAACAAAAATGTATTCGGAAATTTCTTTCCGTTTATCTGTTCTACTTGGCATGTGTTTTAAATTAATTTTCATTTTGTTTTTCTTCCTCTTTTTCTGCCATAACACAAACAGGAATATTCTGGCTCGAAATAGTCAATGGGATATATTGTAATTCCATCCCTGTTTTAATCTTGATATCCCGTTGGGCTTTAGCAAATATAGCCTTTTCCAACCGAATAATTAAAGGAATTGGTTTATAATTTGGATCCCTTTCTAATTTTAACCTTTCTATGCCTAAATGTTCTAAAATCAACTCTTTAGGCGGTAAATGCAAATTAACTCCTTCCACTTTTTCAGCACTCAGCATCGTGGTATGATATTCATATTTCTCAGTATTTGCATATCTCAATTTCCTTGTTACAGGCACATATAATTTAAACTTTTCTTTTGTTTTCATATCAAAACTTTTCTTACTGTTTTATAATTTAATTCACCTTTTTCATCTATATAAGGAAGTATTTCCAATTCAATATTTTCAGTTTCTAAAAAATGTCTATGAGAATACAGTTTTTTACGTGTAGCAAAACATTTCTTAATATTCACCCTCAAACCATAGTAACTTTCATATCCTAAATCACGGCATAAATCTTCTATTATCTTATCTTCTTCCTGCTTTATAATTCTTTCACTTTTGGCTTCTTCCAATACATGTTCTACCATTTCCTCCAGGAAAGTAAATCTACCGAATTTCCTTGCTGGGGTAATCATTAAACAAGGAGAAAATAATCTCCATTTATCAATCTTAAATTGTACAGCCTGCACAACAAACGGGACTCCAGGAATAATCTTAAAATCCTTCCTACGATTCCAGGCCGTCTTTTTATTAAAATGAGTAATCATATCAGCAGAATATTAGTTCTTTCTTTGCTCTGGTTATAGCTACGAATTTCAAACAACGTTCTCCATATAACTCCAACTCGGTTTGTGCATATTTAGAAGGGATCAAATCGGGTTGCAAAAAGAACACTCTATCAGCTTCCAGCCCCTTTGACTTATGAATGGTAGTTAATATAACAGAACCTGTTTTATCATCATCAAACATTTCTTCTATCAATTCTTTTGTGGAAATAAAAGTTCCCCCAACAGACTGATAAACAAGTCGTATAATATCACATTTTTCTTGTAAGGCAATATAGCGTGGATGAAATGTTGGTCTTTGAATGCCTTCTTCTTTTAATAATTTAAGGCATTTTAAAAGCAATTCATCCAGTTCATCCAAACTATTGATTTTATCCAAAATGTTCAAAATGCTTTTACCGAAATCTTTACCCAATATAACTGCCTTTTTGCGCTGGCTTATTAATTTTATAAAAACTTCAACCAAAGGAAAATTATTACGGCAAAGCACATAATCTCCTTCTCGTGCTTCAAATACACTACCTCGGCGTACTATTCCGTCTTCATTCCCATCGTCTTCAATTCCTTCAGGGAAAATTTCTTTGGCTGCTTCCACTATTTTCTTCCCACAACGATAAGTCATCGAAAGGGGCATTATTTCCGTATTAGGACGGCTTGAAAGCATTTCAAATGAATTAAGATTGCTCCCCTGGAATGAATAAATAGTCTGTTTATCATCCCCTACAGCAATGAATCTTCCATTTGGTTTTATCATTTTCAAAATTAATTCTCGCTGAAGTGGATTAAGATCTTGAGCCTCATCGATAAATACAACATCATACTTCGGAAAACGTTCATCCGGAACATATTTATAGGTAAGAAGCAACATATCCGTAAAATCCAATTCACAAAAGCCGTTCGTCTGCAAGCGACTTTCATCCTTTGTACGTTTTATATCAATTGCGGTAATATCCTTCCAAAGATATTCATTCATTTCCTCCCCATACATTTCACATACTTTACGAGCGTCTTCAAATGTGAATGCAAGGTTTAGATTGAGCAAATTATACAGGCCGATGATATTGTATAAATAGGAAAAATATCTCTTCCTATTCTCCCCAAAAGGCTCTTCACTTATTACCTTTTTAGCCATCAAAAAATTCTTGTTCTCTACTATTTTCGGTTTATAATGAAATGCTCCTAAAAGTGTTTTATAGGCTTTAGAATGAATCGTTGCAACTTCAATACCATCGGGTACTTTCCTACTTAATTCTTCCGCTATGGACTTATTGAAGGCCAAAAACAAGCATCTTTTAAAAGGTTGAGTATGTTTCATCAATTGCAAAAGCAAATAAGTCTTTCCGCTTCCGGCTGTAGCCTTTACAAAAATATTCTTATTGGTGCTTTGATACACATCTAAAATAGCCTGTTTATATTTATCCAATCCTGCCATTACAGATCCTTTATATAATTATCGTGATTTTTATAATCAGCCAACATATCGGCCATATTATTCCCAACCACTAATTCATCCTCAAAATTTGTCTGGTGTCCCTTTATCCATCTTAATCTCAACTTCATTTTGGGACGTTCCCTTATTTCTTCCAATACCTGTTTCCATAAATCTACATTCTTTGCTCCTTCCCAATTATTCCGCTGCCATTTCAAAACCCATTGCTTCGTCAAAGAATTTACAACATATTGACTATCGGAATAAATGGTTACTTTTACTTCCATGTCTTTATTCACCGAACGCAAGGCGTATAACAAGGCATAAATTTCCATCCTACCTGTCTTTGTGTTTACATATCCTTTTGAAATGAAATATTCCTTTTCTCCATGGATAATATAAACCCCGCACCCTCCTAATTTGGGAGGCTTTATACAGGCACTCCCATCCGTGAACATTGTAATTTCTTCCATTTACAAATATAGTAACAATACTTATATTGTGCAAATAATTTTTATACTTTGTACATTTTTAACAACTCCAAATTAATGGAACTTTCATCTGCAATCCCTTTATTCACCCCATCTGTAACGCTTTTCTTATTTTGCAGTAAATTCCATAATTTGGTATCAATCGTATCAGGGCAAAGTAAATAGGCCACATTCATTGAAAACTTCTGTCCTTGTCGCTCAACTCGAGAAATAGCCTGTTCTAAATCTGTATAAACATCTGGTAATTCAATAAAAGCAATATTGCTCGCTGCTTCTTGTAAACCATCCGTTCCAGTTCCAACGGCCTTTATATTACAAAAGATAACACGATCATCTGAAACTTGAAAATGTTCCACAATTTCCATTTTCTTTTTGGCTGTCAATCCTCCTTGCAAAGTAGGAGCATTGAATTTTTCTGCTAACTTTTCCAAGGGTTCTCGATGTACACCAAATACCACTAATTTTTCATTATCATTACTTTCCAACCACTCCTCTATATAAATCTCAATACTTTTCATCTTTCCCTTAATCACAAGGGTTTTAAGTAGGGAGAGTTTTACCAAATGTTCAGCCCTTTGTGCTGCTTCTACTTTTTCAACGTCTACTTGTTGCAAGTAAGAGATGAGGTCTTTTTCTGCTTTATGATATTGTGTAGTATTGGTTAAGCCGCAATCTACAACCGTTGATGAAATAGGGGGCAATTCTGTCAATACTTCACGCTTTTCCCTCCGTATATAACAATAGTTCCTCAAAAGATCATGTAATTCCAATACATTATGATGTCCTTTCAGGTCAACTCCAAATGTCGTTCTTTTGGCATTACAATAACGCAATTGAAAATTTTGCAAGCTGGGGAATATAACATCAAATACCTTTATGATATTCAAAGGGTTGATGCTTTCCTCCGGCCTGTTCATAATCAGGGAACCACTCAAACCAAATACAGCAGGCAAACGGCGTGCTAATTTACGAGATATCTTTCCTCTTATGGATTTATAATTCTTCGCAAAATGAATTTCGTCCCAAACAGCCGCTTTATAATTAACCTTTGCTATTTCTTTAAATACATAATCAATACTTCCTTTTTCCTTATCCTTCCTTCCTAAAATATCATAATTAATAACATTTACAGGAGCATCAAAAATGTTCACCTTGTTAGCGGTATCAATTATGTTCACCTCCCTGTCTGTCCATTTTCCCCATTCTTTTTTCCATCCATATTTAACAGATGCAGGCGTAATTATCAAGCACGGAAACAAGTCCAAAAGTTCCAAAACTATGATCATTTGCCCTGTTTTCCCAAGACCCATGTCATCTCCATTTATACAGTTACCGTGATTTAGAATGTAGTGAATGCCCTGGATTTGATAATCACGGGGTTTTCTTTTTAGGTGGAGCTCCTCTATTGCTTCGGCCACTTCTTCCAAAGTGAATTTTTCCTGAACAGGGATCATCGGGAACGGGCAATTCCCAACTACTTGAGGTCTGTATTCCTCAAATTCAAATTTTCGTATAAAATTTAAAATTTCCTCATTCTTCCATATTGCAAGTTCCACATACCACTCCTTATTCATTGGGTTGTAAAGAACTTGAGGTAGTTTTTTAACCGCCTCTACCAGTTCTTTTTCGTACTTAAAACCGAAATAAAGAAAATTCCCTTCCTTATAATAATACCGTTCTACCATACGAATTCATCCCTCTGTACTATTTTTATACCCATTTTCTGAGCCTTTTTCATTTTAGATGAGGTTGAATTTTTATCCTTAACAATCAGGTGTGTCGTTTCTTTCGTTACCCCATCCACAACTTTATGTCCATCGGCTGTTAATTTGGCAACCAATTCAGCATCACGGAAACCTGTCATACACACAACCATCTGTCCATCGAATGAATTATTTTCCTCTTTGATATAAGCTATCTTCACAGGTACATCATTTCCATTCAGATAAGCCCTCACTCCTTCAATAAAAGCCTGTGCAGTAACTTCACTAACCCCGTCTATCTTACAAAGTTCAGGTAATAATTTTTCTGCTTCAAAATCATTTACCAAATGTAAAACGTCTTCCCAAACTACATTATTCAATATTTTTTGGCAAGTCTTTTCAGCTATCTTTCCTTCAAAAAGATTCATTGCTGTCAATAGGCGAGCCAAAGGAACTCCATCTGTTTTTAACTTTGCGAGCTGATTATAAATAACTTTTGCCAATGCCGGACCAATTCCTTCTATTTCCCCCAATTCATCCTCACTCATATAGAAAATTGATTGAAGCGAACAACGGCCAGCGTCATACAATTTCGTTAATGTAGGTTCTCCAAATTCCTCACAGCCTAAAGTAGCAAAGGCATAAACTAATTTTCCGATTCTTTTTTGCTTGCAATCTATTTTTTGACATACGAGTTCAACCATATTTTCATCCCACACCAAAGCACCGCCACAAGAAGGACATTCCATCATATCGTTCATCATTCTTTCATATTCTGCTTCATTATGACTTAATGTGGCAATATGTTTAGGTATAACGTCTCCAGAACGTATAATACGAATTTCAGAACCCTTTGCAATATGATTATCTATTATATATTTAGCATTATAACCTGTAACGTTCTTGATAGTTACCCCTCCTATTTGAACGGGCTTTATATTAATTACAGGCTTGCTCTTACCGTCCTTTGAAATTTTCCAAGTAATTTCCTCTACTTCAGTATCGGCACATCCGGACCATGCAGGGTCTTTAAATGCTATCTGATATTTAGGATTACCGTTGGGTAAACGTTCGTCTGGACTTAAATTTGGAGACTCTATTTTTAGTACAAGTCCGTCTATATTATATTTTTCACTCCATTTTATATATAGATTTTGTAAAAAGTCACTAAATTTATTTTTATCTTCTAAACTCCATACATCAACATTGGCTTTTTCTATCTCTCCTTCCCCTACACCATAAATTTCTTTTTTACGGTTTACAAAATCAAAAAATAATTCAGCTGTGTAATCAGTTCTTATTAATGGTCGGGTTCTTACCCTTTCTTCATTCAATCCTCCATACCGAACAAAATCTACATATTTCATTAAATCCGGGTTTGGTTCATTCGCATTGAATAAACCTGCTACTAAATTACGTGCTGTTTTATAAGAAGTAGTTTTTTGTATTTCTTTGAAATTTTCTTTTGAAATAATAGCTTCTCCCCATGTATATCTAAATTTTCCTACATCATCTTTAAAGAAAATATAATCTGATAAAAGAGAATTTTTCATTATAGGTTTAACCCTCATACATTTCACCCATTCGTCAGAACGCTGTCCTTTTACTCCATCCCCTCGTGTCCATGCTTTTCCATCATTTTCACTATATAAAAGGGAAATCCCATCATATTTAGGTGTTATAGAAAAAACGAGTAAACCATCCTCTCTATATTTTTCACACCATCCTAAAAGTTCATCGATAGACTTAACCTTTTCCAATGAAAACATAGGAACAGGCAACGTTTCCATCCGTTCTTCCTTTGCTGCTTCTATTACGCTATGTTTGAAAAATTCATTATCAGGATCTTCATCCCTTAATTGAGCTACCATAGCGTCATATTCGGCATCACTTATTTCCGGTTTTCCGGCTCGGTAGGCTTCATTGTATTGTTTCAACAGGCTAATGTCTATCATTGCTTCAAAGTTTTATTTTTACAAATGTAGTTAGTGTATTTGTATTGTGCAAATTTTAATACACATTTTTTCTCTTATAATTCATCACAATATAATCATCATGACCGAATTTGAAGGAAAGTTCAGGGAAACTCTGTGTTTTTAACAGGTAATTATTATTCCCTTCGGCTAATGCTGAAATACTTATCTCAGTAACCATAGACGTAATATCCTGTCCAATAACTTCATTCCAAGGGGCATAAGGCTGTTTCACCTTGAAATCTTTTGTCAAAAAAGCATAAGGAGTATCAAAAACTCTTACTACCAATATAGGGGCTTCAATGATGCTGACTAATTGCCAGCACTTTTCTAAGAATTCTTTCATAACATTGAATTTTTAATAGTTTCACGTTTGCGCCACTCTTTTTCTTCGTGACCTATTTTTTCAAAATGCTTTTGAGCACGTTTCTTCAAAATAGCTTTCTTCTGACTATCAGGTAATTGCTTAAAATTCAAAACATTTGGAGTATTTATTCCCCCATACGTTTCAGGAAACATTTCCTCTCCACATTTAGGGCAGACAGTTCGGTCAAGAAACTCCATTTTCTGAGTTTCTTTATTGTAAGTAGAACGAACTTTTCCAATGTGAATTTCCTCTCCACATTTTTTACATATAAACTTTATCATAAGAATTTCCTCCTGCAATATTCAGCCATTAATAAACTATCTACTTTATTGTCATCTGGATTGGTTGCGCGGGTTGTTCTCCTAAAATCTTCACGGGGGAACAAACGTTTTGCAGCTTCCAGGCTCATTGCCTTTGTGTCATTAACCTGTGTTTTTCCAGTACTGGAAAGTTTCTTTTTCAAAGCTACACCTTGCCACATTTCTTTCTGCCATGTTTTAGGAGCTACCTTTGTAAACGGTATTTCAAAACTCTTCAAAAGTTCTTCCAAAGCCCCCACAATATAACCGAAATTGAAATTGGATTGAGCGGAACTTCCTGGAATGCTGTGTACATCCTCTATTACGCAATGAATCTTCTTATTGGGATCAGCCGTTACTTCTTTAAATATTTTACGCAAATGAGTAAAATCTATATACTTACTATTTGGGTCTTCCAAAAGTGGTACATATTCAATCACTTCTCCTCCTTCACTTAAAAAAGTAATAAACCCCTTTTTTCCGGGGTCAACCCCCATTGCTATTCTTTTCATAATATTCTACTTATTCCATTTTCTTTTACAACAGTCAAAACCTCCGGATACACCACTTCAGTAACATGTGTAGTTATCAGAATAGGGAACTTGAACTCGGTGAGTGATTCCAAAATCAAACTTAAACCAAGTGCATCAATCCCTTCAGTTACCTCGTCTATATGTAAGAAATGCAAGCCTCCATAAGGATTAGTTGAATTTATCATTTCCTGTATGGTGAGCATCATTGCTATTTCCAAGCGACAACGTTCTCCTCCACTGAATGACCAGAACTTTTTCAAACCATCCCTTACAATATATGCAGTAATTTCTTCTTTTACTGTTCCATCTTTCAGGACTTTATATCCCTCCAATTTGACTCGTAAATCCGTCCCCATTGCACGAAGGAACTTATTCGCATACCCTTGTATAACTTCCAACTGTTCGACTGCGAGAAATAGCTTAAATTCCTTAAAACGGGTAATCCATTGTGTCGTATTGAAAATTTGAGTATTTATCTTATCAAGTTCTTTACTTTCTTTATTGGCGGAAACTTGTGCCAACTTTATAGAATTTTCCAATTCCTCTATTTTTGCCGTATTTCCTTCAATCCCTGTTTCATCCATTTTACGGATAGTTTCCTTCAGATTGAGGCAATTCTCCTGACTCTCCTTAATCTTTTGCTCAAGTCCAAGTATGTTCCCTTCTTCTATCTTTATATTACTTTCAAGCTCCTTTGCCTGTAAATTAATAGAATGTAATTGGGTTTGTAATTTACGGATAGCGATGAGGTGTTCCTGTTCTTCCTGCTGTGTGCTTTGGCGTTCCTGTTCAAAAGTAGAAATTACGCCATCTATTTCTTTGATAGATTCCTTTTCATCTTTCAATTTTACGGCATATTCATCTACCTCTTTTTCAAACTCATCCTTTTCCTTTTTTAAGGACAATTCATCCGTATTTTCTCCAGGCAAAAACTTATGACCGCAAGCAGGACAAGCTATTACTCCCATCAATTTAGTGCGAAGCACCGCCAATTTACCCTCAATAGATTCAATAGTGGCTGTTAATTTGTCTTTGCTTTTTTCATGCTCCGATTTTTCAATTTTGATTTTACCTACTTCTTCATCTATTGCTTTGTAAATTTCAGTATAATCAACCTTTGCTTTGTCTATTTCCTCGGTTATGGTTTTACCTTTGGTTAATACTTCTCGTATCAGGGACTTGTATTCCTCAATCTTTTGCTTCTTTTCCTTTATGCTGTTTTTGGATTCAACCTCTTTTGCTTCGTACTGCTCAACCTGTTTGAGTAACGCTTCACGTTTGGCATTGAATTCCTCTTCTAAATCACGTTCTTGTTCCTCAGCCAACTGTCGTTCATATACCTCTTTTTCGCCCAGCTTCTTATTCATCCGCTGTTCAACTTCCCCTTTAATTTCGTTAAGGGCTTCTATATCCTTTTTTATAGCAATGGAGGTTTTATCAATGCTGGAAAAATTAGAAAAACGACTTATAAGTTTCATTTTCTCAACATTTCCACTTGTAAAGAACGAAGTATAATTCCCATGTGAAATTATATAATAATTCTTGAGGTCTTCCGCGCTTATTGCAAGCCACTCCAATATAAAAGCGTTACCGTCTCTTACTGTACTGAAAGAAGCTGGTTCTCCATTTATGGAAATTTCTAATGTAGAAGATTTCTTTAGGAATATTGTGCGGGTTATACATAGGGTTTCCTTTCGTATAGGACAGGCTATCTCCATACTGACAGAAGCCTGCTCCTCTCCCCAATGTATCAAATCACGGTCTAAAGTATCTTTACCTGCTGTAGAAACACCCAAAAGAGCAAACATTTCAGCGTTTTCAATAGCTGATTTACCCGAACCGTTTGATTTTTGGCTGTCTATCTCGGTCAAGTTTTCCCCTTTTATCAATACGGGGCTATCTACATAATTATATTCTAATTCCTTAAAAGAAAGGAAATTAGTAGCTTTAAGACTGCTCGGCTTCATATTTTTCTTTTACTTGTTTAAAAATTAATTCAAACAAATCAGGATTGTTCAAAAGTACCTCACGTACATTATCTACACCCTGTCCCAATTTTGTATCTCCATAAGAAAGCCACGAACCAGACTTTTTCACAATATCAAATTCTATAGCCAAATCCAATATTTCCCGCTCTAAATCAATCCCCTGACCAAAACGAATATAGAAATTTGCCGTTCTAAAAGGAGGAGCAACTTTATTCTTACGAACTGTTACTTTAATCTTATTGGCATAAACTTCATCCCCGTCCTTTTCACTTCCCATACGGGTGATCTCCAATTTTTGGCTGCAATAAAATTTCAAGGCGTTGCCTCCGGGAGTGGTTGTGGGTGATCCATACATTACACCGATTTTCTCACGGAATTGATTTATGGCAAACACTATGCAGCCCGTTCTTTGAATATCCGGAATCAAAGTAGGGAGCCACATACTCAAAAGTCGAGCCAATACCCCCATCTTTTGGTCTCCTGCTTCACCCTGTAGTACGCACTTTGGAACGAACGAAGCAATAGAATCCAAAACGATTATTCCTATTTCTTTTTCTTTTGCCAATTCACGAGCTATTTCCAGGGCTTCCTCTGCATTTGTGGGTTGGCTCAAAATCCACTTATCACCCCCTACCTGAACTCCTAATGCTTCCGCATAGTTAAGGTTCAAAGCATGTTCGGTATCTATATAGGCAGCGATCTTTCCCTCCTTTTGAACATTCGCAACAGCATGTAGAGCAAGTGTCGTCTTCCCGGAGCTTTCCCATCCGTCTACTTCTATAACGCGCCCTTTAGCATAGCCTCCACCTAAAGCTAAATCCAGGCTGAGGCTACCTGACGTCAAAAATTCAACATCTGGTATAGTTTGGGAAACGGATTCTTTTCCAAACCGCTTCGTAATTTTATTAACAATATCTTCGAGTGCCATCTTATTTCAGGTATTTGATTCCTTCGTCAAAGGGATAATTATTCTTTTCACAAAAACGTTTGAAATGTTCTATTATATCATCGTCTGTCATTTTCTTTACTTCCTCTGCATATTCAACATCCTCCACTTCAACATCCTTATTTTTAGTGGTAACGCTTACTCCAAGATTGATAAAGAACTTTTTATCCAGCGCACGTAATTTATCATCACTTCCACTGAATTCAAACGTTATACGTACATTTTCCTTTTCTATGGTTTTAGCCAACTCCATAGCTTCCTCAACAGAGGAATTATCTAAATCTATATGAAATTTTTCAAATTCTATAAACTTAGATTTTATGAATTCAGTGCTAAAATCATTATAAAGTATAGTGAATCCTTTTTCATTGTCCTCACCAAAGTTATTCTGACGTGTAGAAGGTAAATGAAAAATGTTTTTACTTACTTGTTGCGCATTATGGTAATGTCCAAGGAACACTGACTTATAGTGACTGAACATCGACGGTTTTATCTTTTCGCTACTTACTTTTGAACCGTCATTATTCACACTACCATCCACCGCTATATGGGAAAGTAATATTTGACCTGCCTCCTTTTTTGGAATCTTATTAAATTCTTCCAGCCATTTTTCTTCATTAAAGAATGGGACAGAATCAAACTTTACCCCTCCTAATGTGAAAGAATTTGCTTCTTTCAATAGATGGAAATGCGGAGCAAGTATAAAGCAATCCAAAAATGAATCATAGGAATTGTAATCCGTTTTATCGTGATTCCCAGGAATGCAATATATTTCCAACCCTGCATTCTTGTAATCAATCAAAATATTTGACAAAAAGGTCAAAACCTCTTGCCGTTGGCTTTCACGGCTATTAAATATGTCCCCCAGCCAAATAATATTAGAAACATTGAGTTCCTTTGCCAAAATGATTTCTTGCTTGAACAAGTCATACATTTCAGATAAATTACGTGGGGTAATATGTTTATCCGTTGAAAGTATAGCTATCGCCTCTTTCATATCATATAATAGTAAAAAGCCCCCTGAAAAGGGGGCTAATTAATGATTATTTACCCCCTTTCATTTGGCGAATACGTTCTAATGCGGAAAGGTGAGAACCCTCCTTTACAGGAGAAGCTACATCTGTATTCACAGGATTAGGAGCCTCTTTTTCCTGTTTAGGAGCTGCCCCTGTAGGGGCTTCTCCATTGCTCCACGGCATTAATGGAAGTTCTCCTCCTGCCATTGCAATATCATACCATTCATGGAGTTCCTCTTGGGTATCAAATACAGGCAATTCTGCTCCTTCCCCATAAACTTCAGCATTCTCCGCAATATATTCTCTCAAGAACATTTTAATACGAGAATCCTGAGGATATTTATCCTGCTTCTTTACCTCATTCGGGGCTGGTTTAGGAGATTTTGGTACTGCATCTGCTTTGGGCTTATCTTCCGGAACAAGTTCTGCCATAGCTTCAATTCTATCCAGGAACTCCTCATTACCGAAAATATTATACCCATGTTTTTCATCAAAACGCTTCAGGCCGTCCAAAGCCATATTGAAATCCTTTTGAGAATACGACCCTACAAAAAGGTCATTAAGATGAGGTAAATTTTCCCACGTATTCCATTGTTCGTCCGTAATAGCATACTTTTTAAAGAAATCATCCCATCCTTCACCTACTTTCAACGGACGAGTATATACTTTGTATTCCGTTTGATTTTGAGCGGAAAGTCCTTTATGGATAACCAACGGGAATCCCTGCGTCGGGTGACTGAAAATATCAATAGCAATCACGTCGCCTGCTGTTTGCTGGATAGACAAATCCTGCATATCTTTCAGCCATTTATTACGTAAATTCACTCGGCCGATACCCTGCTTTCCTACTACATAAGCAACGAACTCAGAATTTGGCAAAATGCCCGGAACCCATTTTGTTCCCTGTCTGTATCCACGGATAGGATTGAGGAATTTCTCCTGCTGTTTGGGGTCATCAAACTGACTTTTAGCCAGTTCTTGAGCGAACTCAATGTAGGTTTCAATAGGGTCTTCCTTCATCTTACCTGCGGAATGCGTGGTTGCAATAAATACTTTTCTATTGCGAACTTCCTTACCTACAATCTGTCCGTTCTCGTATTTATCTCCTTCGCATTCGAGCAATGCGGTGCGGGTTGCTACATAGGCACTCTTTCCAGGCTCATGATTAGGTAAAATACGGAATTCGTTTTCGCCATCTTCTATGGTGTAATACGTGGTGTAATTGTTTGACCCGAAAAAGCGAGCGGTTTCCTTGGAACGATTTTCTTCTTCCTGTACTGCCGAAATGGGGGTCGGTTTCCATTGGCTTCTGTCAAATTTTGCCATGATAATTAAATTTTTGGTTTTTTGATAATGAATGAATTAACTCTCCCTTCAATAAGTTCTTTTACAAATTCGTTGGGTTCTAATGGTTTAACTAAATTATTGAGCTTTTTGCTCTTATCATTTACTGACCAGAACCAGCTATCTAAAATGCTGAAAACTCTTTGGGAGCTGATTATTTTTCTTTTCTTTTGCTGGTACAACGGGTCTAAAAGTATAGCTTCGTCCAAAGCCTTTTCACTTAATTTTATGGATTCCCCGTCTACCATGAATTTTCCGGATTCCCGATTGGCTTCGTTACGCCATGATTTTTTCTTGGATGCTTCATATATATCGCAATCCAATTTATCATCTGAAAGGCATTTTTCTGCTTCTGCTCTCAAATTACCCACCTTATTCATCAAAGCCGAAATAGTAACCATTTCTCCAATAAGGTTAGTATAATCAATGCGGGTTAAAGCATCAACGTCAATCTCAGAATTAAATGGTTCTGATAAAAGAACCACCGGATTTTCACCGAGATGCAATACTATTGCATCTTTATTTTCGCTGACTTTTTCCATTCCTGTTTATTTTTACAAATATAGTTAGTGTACTTTTAATATACAAATTATCTATGTTAAAATTACAAATTTACTGTCAGTTCTCGTCTGCAAATACGGCTCTTTATTATAATTGTCGTAAGCCATCGAACCATTCATCAAAAGGATATTGCCTTTAACATTGGCAAAGTAACTTTCTAACTCCTCATAAAATTGAGAAAATATGGTTACTTTCAAAAATTTATAATTCTGTTCAAGTACCAGTCTCGCAAAATTACCCCTTGCAGAATTCCTAATGAATATATCATGTACTATTCCGCCTGCCAACATCAACGTATTTCTCCCATTATAAAAATCAGGGCTATTAGCTTTATCAAAATCAATTATCGGGTACTCTCCTGTTACTTTAGGAACAAGGTATTTATTGATCAATTCCTTATAATCAAAAATAGCAAACCCGGTCAATGCTTTTTGCTGTAACAACCACCACCAATCAAAGGCTGTTTTTGGGTTATTAACAAAAATGTCTTTTTCTTCATTAACTTTTTGTCGCACCATTTCCCTATAATCGGTTATTAGCTTCATTCTCTCGTGTGGCTTCTTTATATTTTCCACCACATCAAATCCACCTGCCATAATGATATTCTCAATAACCCGCTTATTTACCTTATTTTCTTTATAGGAAAGGTTACGGTCTGCAAAATCTGCTAATGAAAAATACTCACCATTCTCAATACGTTCATTAAAAATTTGATCAGCTGCACGGTCTCCCACCTGTTTTATATTAAGTAACGACCAATACATTTTATTAGTCTTAACATCCGAAGAAACATACTTCTCCGATTTGTTAACATCCGGAGGAACTATCTCCGTATTTCCCGAAGCATTAATCTCCTGGATATATACAGCATAGTCTTCATCGCTTGCATACGAGAATGCTACAGTCCAATATTCCAAAGGATAATGAACTTTCAACCACTGACTAATATAACCGGTTAAGGTATAGGCGACTGCGTGGCTATTACAAGTTACAATTCCATTCTCTATCGTAAAAGAATGATAAGGGTTCTCCATTTCAACATCATAAACTTCTTCTTCCCCATTTGATTCTATAGATAATATTTTTTCAAAATGAGTAGCCAAACCTTTCTCCCCCATCTTGGTTCTTCCGATTTTATAATGAAATTTTTTATGACAAGAGGAGCAAACGGTCATTAGGTTTTCAAATTCATTATTAGCATGATCACCATCTATATGGTGAATTTCCAACCTTTGGTGTTTCTTTCCGCATTTTTCACAAAAATCTTTTTTTAATTTTTTTCTATAATAATCAAATTTAGTATAATTAGTAGAAAGACCCTTAGAAGTAAATCCCTCAATTCCTTTAGAAGAATTCAATTCATATTTTTCAACTTCTGAATTTTCTAAAAAAGGAAATACCCCTGTTTTATCTGTAAAACATCCCTTCTTTGGTTCATTAACGTAACCATCATAAACAAATAACAAATCCTTTTCCTTATCTAATTCTTTTACCTTTTTATATCCATTGTTTGTAGGAAATTTATGGTTAGAAGTCACGGATATAACTTTACCGCTTTCCAATTTTATAGAAAAGGTTTCTTTTATCCCTTGATAATAAATATCCTTAATCCTATTCTTCACTAAACGACCATCTTCTCTTAAAGACCAAGAACATCCATATCCTGACTTTCCATTATATTTATCATGAAGAGCTAAATGTCCGTGTAGCTTCGCCCAACCCCTATCATTCTTAACCTTATACATTTCAGATATGGTCGGATGCCAGCCGTCATTCGTTCTGCTATGCCTTTTTATTTTTTCTTTTCCTGATATACATTTATTAAATAGGTAGGTGGAAGCCTTATCAATTGCATCCCATACATGTTCGGCGTATTCCAAATCTACTTTGAAATTTTCAACATAATACGGAATAAATCGTTCACGATATTTTGTAAGTTCCTCATACTTCTTTTTTACCATTGCTTTACGCACATCATCGGCTTCTACGAGGGAAAGGCCTCCCAGGTCTTGACAAAGACGCATTATTTGCTCCTGGAAGCAAAAAATTCCCAATGTTTTACCAAGAATATCATCTGTCCCTACAAAATATTCAACAGGTTTATCACCACGTTTACGAGCTATATATTCATTATGGAAATTGTTTTCCATAGCTCCAGGACGATACAACGAAATAGCAACCACCAAATCCTCAATATTATCTGGCTGCATTTCCTTACAATAGGAAGTCAGGCCGGAGGAACCAAAGTGAAATACATCACCATTCCATCCATTTTTAAAATACCTGTAAACTTCCTTATCATCTAATGGAAGATTATAAATATCAATATCAACCCCGTGATTTTCCTTTATCAATTTCAATATATTCTGGAACTTATCCAGTTGCTTGATTCCCAGAATATCCTCTTTTAAAAACCCGGCAGAATCCATTTCATTTCCTTCCCACTCACTAACATACATTCCTTCCTGCTTTCGTATCGGAACCCAATGGAACATATCGTGCTCATCCGGAAATATCATGGTTGCACAAGCATGAATTGATTGAGTTTTAGGTGCGCCCAAAACTATAGAAATTTCATTTATCAATTCTGGATATTTATGAATAAAGGCCATCAATCTGCCATTTCCGCAAGCCTTTATAAATATATCCTCGTACTTCCTATCACTCGTTTCCAGTATCTTTGTGACCATATTCACATCTTGAAATGGAATACCCATAAGGCGAGCAAAATCCTTTATTGCTTGTCGTGGCTGTAAAGCCGAATAAGTTCCCACGGAACACACCTGCGTAATTCCATAACGCTGTTCCATATATTCCTTGACTCTTCCCCTTACTTCTCCAGGGAAGTCTGTATCTATGTACAATTTTGCCCCCTCCAGTCGCCCAGAGGGGGCGATTAATCAGGCAGCGAAACCGGAACGAATCGCTGCCCAACCTTTTTTTCAATTTTAGTTATTTTCATAATATATTGTATATTTATCAGAACACAAAATTATCTCCAACCTTTAACTCTTTTGCTTGCTTACTACCTCCATTTACCCATTGTTCAGGGAAATATTCTTTAACAGTGCCATCTTCTAAAGTTATTTCAATAGTCTCTGCTTCAGTAAAATAACCTGCACGACCTTTATTTAAGAACCTTTCGAACAGTAAATCAAATCCAATAGGGTCTAAACGGGTTATATCCAAAAGTGCCGCGATAAGACTTCCTCCCGCCGATCCGCGGCCGAGTCCAGTCAAAATTCCTTCTTTCCTGCACCAACCCACAATATCCCAAAGAATAAGGAAATAATCAATAGTCTCTCCATATTCTATAGTATCTACCTCTTTCTGAATTCTTTCAATTACGGCATCCTCTCCATATTTATCAATGAATTCCGGATGATTCTCTATGCCCTTTTCTATTAAATGCCAAAACAAATCCTTTGAATTAGAAAACTGTTTAGCTTCTTCAGGCTTCATTTTATAGGCTGGTAAATGCCTATTTTTCACAGGGATCGTAAACTTGCATCGTTTAACGATATCATGTAGATTTTCAACAGCTACTTCAAATAATTCAGCGGCTATGCTATCTCCATCCTCATTATTTTTACATAATGCAGTCAATTCAATCAAATACTCATCCCAATTCTTAAAATACTGATTATGACTTTCATAAGTGGATTTTCCAGCAATGGAATTAAGCCGTTGTTTTATGATAGAATAATCAGCCTCCAAATAATAAGCATCACAAATTGCTACAGGCTTTAACTTGCTGTATATGTATTCTCTCAAATTGGTTAAGTACCAGTTATCTCTATCAACTTTCGTATATTCAACGGTGTCTAATTGGTAATACCCAACTAATAACGGAACTTTATTAAAATCCAATGTTTTAGGGTCAAAAACAACCACCAAACCATCCGTCAAATCAAAGAATTTATCCTCCTCTACATACCTACCATTTTCACAATTTATCTCCTTATTAATCCCCAAAAGATTATCCCAACCTTTTTCATTTTCAACAAAACATTTTACTGTATAAGATAAATCCTCTTTGGGACGATATACTGTTACCTCCATTCCTATAATAGGATGGATTCCTCCTTTTTGGCAAGCTAATTGGAATTTTAAAGCACCAGCCAAAGTATCACGTTCACAAAGCCCAAGATTTTTAATTCCTAAAAATTTAGCTTTATCAACCCATTCTCCATAATGACCAGAACCGTTCATAAGTTCAAATGAACCATGAACCCCAAGAAATGAATCTTCAGAACCTGAATAAGTAGTTTCCCCAATATAGCGTAACTTTGTAAGTGTAACCTCTTTTTCTTTACCCACAGGAAGCCAATACCACTGAGAACCGAATTTATAAACATAATTATCAACAGACACATCCGTCAATAATTTGCCTATAAATTGAAAATTACGCATGAATAATTTTTCTGCTTTTCCTGGCTTTATAACTCCATTTTCATCAATAATATCCTGCTGTCTGGCTACTGCCAAACCATAGGTCTTTCCTCCTATTTCTACGACGTTCTCTGCAATAACTTTATATTTAATAAAGTTATCTTCTAAGTATTTTATGAGTTCTTCCATCCTATTGTGTCTGCAACTTTAAGAGTTATGTCTTCCAAATGTTTGCACCCTATATTAACGAATGCTTGAGCAAAGAATTCACTCTCGTCATCTCTTATGCTATAAAATGGAGATTTATAATTTGTAAATATCATTTTCAATTCTGGAACAACTTCAAAGCTCATTCCTAAATCCTTCGTTAAATCAAATATAGAACGGGCTTCTTCTGCATACCTTACCGAACCAAAACAGATATCCAATTTACCGCTAAATCCAGAATCTTTTAAAGAAATAGCTTCTTTATAAATTTGTGAGGTACAATAATTTGCCCAGAAAGAATTATCATATCTTCGTAAAGTTTTTCCAACATTTTCCAACAACCTGCGTCCAGTCAACTTTGAATTAGGTAAATTATTCCGCCCAATAACGAAAACTGCGTGATTATCCTTCCAACGGCGATACTCCTCCTCATTTAAGGAACTTATAGGGAAACCTATAAAAGACGAAACGAATTCCCTTACACCGTCCGAAAAATCCCCAACAATGCAATGTTCAGAATTATCTATAACTGAATTTTTATAGGTGTCTTTCCCTGAACCAATGACCCCTATAATACCTGTTACACTAATTTTCATAACCGGCTCAAATTTAATTCTTTATCAACAAATGATTTTATATGTGGGAAATCTTCCCAGTCATTGGAATACTTCCTGAATAATTCATGACATTTATTCCACGTTTTAATCATAGCTGGCAATGTGTTCCCCAGCTTAATTTCACGATAGACAAAAATAGCCAAATCCAAAATATCACACATCTTGAAGAGTGCATACTGCCTTTCGGTTAAATGTTCGGCTATGTTTCCGTATCTCCTTATTCCTGGATTAGCATTGAGTATTTCCTCCTCTAAAGTGCGCCAACAATCAGAAGTTTTTTCATTGAAATACTTTACAGGATGGACACAATCCCCTGTAATTGTTTCCGGAATATCATGGCAAAGCACATAGTCAAAAACATTAATATCATACGCTACATCCTCTTTCGAAGCGAATATACGAAACAGCATAGCTGTCATATAAGAATGTTCTAACAGGTTATACCCCTGTAATTTACGTGTTCCGTTAAAACGTTCCACGTCTTTCATTTTCAAAATTGAACTTAATACTGTTTCCATATCACTTTGAGAATAAATCGTTTAGGTAAGGATTATTAAATTTGATTTCTTCTTCAGGAAAAGCATGTTTATAAAACATTAAAGCCCAGTCTTTCCATAAGAATCCAAATTCTTCACTTGGAGTGTTCCACTCAAGATATTCATCAATATCAATTTTAATAGGATGTTCTCTAAAATCCCGTTCAAACATCGCTACATCAGAAATTAATCTATCAAAATCTTTTAACGAATCTGGAAGTAAATATTGAAAATTATATTTACTTTTATAATCTTCTACATAATTATTATCAACAGTTGCTTTTAATTGATCTAATTTATCCTCATAAACATGGAAATTATTTACAAAATGATAATACTTTCCAACTTTAACTCCCAATATGCCAGCAATATATTCTTGCATTAATGTAAAATTAAACACATTAACTGCACTCATCCCCCACCAAATATCATTACTACGCATTGTAACGGTACAATTCAATTTCCCATCAACAACCATAAATTGAATAGTCCTTGTACAAGGGATATCTTTAGTTTGCTTTAAAACATATTCATTACCATTCCAGACATAATTATCTTTAATAGGATCATGAATCGTAATACAGGCTTGACGGCTTGTTATTTCTTTCTTTAAAGTATCTATAACAAATTTCAATTGATCCGAACCAAATTTACCAATAGGCGAAGA